CACCACCACCACCACCACCACCACCACCGAGTAGATCAGCATTTCTTAGACCACCTGCACCTCCACCTATACCACTACCTAGTACACCGTCTACCGATAATGGATTATTTTCAGAACCTCTGCCAGCGGCGGAACCTTTACCAGCATTACCCCCACTACCACCATTAGTGCCACCATTACCACCGATACCTAATGTATCAACGGTACCTGAAGTTGGACTTGTACCTGAAGTTGTTGATGAAGTACCATCATCACCTTTCACATCATTACCCCCACCACCACCACCACCACCACCACCAGCTTGACTATTAAATGTATTCCTAGCAGTAACACCATCACCACCATTACCACCTGGAGAACCATATACATAATTTGTAAAAATATTTCTTGTACCACTACTAGAGGAACCATCTGTTGGATTAGCTGTAAATGTGAAAACTGAAGTATTACTTAAACTACTCGTAGAACTATTTGCACCTGTACCAACGCTTAAAGTAAAATCATTTGAACTACCACCTGAAACACTCGTATATGTTATAAAAGAAGTATTATTATAAAATAATACTTGACCGCCTTTACCGCCAGAACCTCCAGGTGAAGGATTTATACCACCACTACCACCATTTTCACCGCCCGAAACCACAAATAATTGATACACTTTAATAGAAGAATTTGGATAAAACTTGTAAGTTGTATTTACATTAGTCGTGGTAAACTTCATCATATAATAAGAAATACTAGAACCTGAAACGGTCAAGGTCTCTATAGTAGGTTGCGTACCTTGTGTAACTTGTGTAAAAGTAAAGGATGGTACCAGTGATATCGGCGCAATAATATTTGCTAAATCACTTCCATTTACTTCATAACCTGTATCATTTGCTTTCGTACCTCCTGAAGTATAACCTAGAAAAATTTCGCCTAAGTCTTTATTTTGAAAATACTGGTTATTTACTTTATAGCCTGTAGTTATTGTTTCCGTAGCTGGCTCAATCGGTTGAAAAATATCGTATAAATCTTTATTTGTATAATTATCATTATTAACAATATAATCTGTTTTTGTTGACATCTTATATAAAGATTAGTTTTTTTTATAAATTTTTTTTGTAGTAGTTTTTTTAGTTTTTATAGTAGTTTTAAAATTCTTTTTTGAAGATTTTTTATTGGAAACACCACTATTTTTCATTTCTGATTTATCCACTTTTACTAAATTCAATAATTTATCGTGTAATGCTTCTTCCATTACTTCATCGTCGTCTTTATCATCACGTTTTTTATTACTATTATAGATAACCTCATTAGCACCACCTTGATAAAGAGCACCATTTTTATAGTTATATGAAAGACTCCAATTAGGTATTACTAAATTGTTAAATAAATCGGATACTTTCTCTCCACCCATTTGATTTGAATTATTATTTACGTTAGCATTGTTGTGATTCAACGTCATAATAGGCGACAAACCATTTTTTAACATTATAGAATTGACACTAAACCCGCCACTATGAATTTCACCGTCATTATTATAAATTAATTCATCTGGTCCAATATAGCTATGATTCAAATTCATGTTATTATATAAAATAATCCAATATTAATTAATTATTATAATATCGCTTTAATTCGTGTTCAACTCTATGTTCTCTATTATTTTTAATATGATTCAAAATAGCAGTAACTTGTTCACTGTTTTTTATAATTTCTCCTAAAGATTTTTCAAGATATTTAAAAGTTAAAGGTGATGTTGTTTTAGTGTTCACAAATTTTACTTTTCCATCAGAAGTTTTTATTGTAGAATTAGTTAAATTATTGATCAATGCATATTGCGTCAATTTTCCCTCAATATTATCTCTTTTATCACGCAATTCCTTTACCTTTTCATTGTATATTTTTATTTGGTTATCTAATAATACCCATTGTTGTATTGTTTGTTCAAAATTCATCTAATAAAATAATATTATAATTTAATTACTATGAAACAACAACAACAAAAAACAAGTATATTTCCACTAAATTCAAATACTAATACTTCTATTAGTAACAACACCAATAATCAAGTAAATATTATATGCAAAAATGTATGTTTATTTACAAATGCTAGAGATGAAAAACACATTAGAGAATGGGCAGCCCACCATTTATTAATTGGTTTTGATAAAATTATAATTTTTGATCACAAATCTCAAATACCTTTAACAAAAGTTTTTGAAAAATTTGATAAACGTGTTAAAATAATAAATGTATCTTATTTAGATAACTCAATTAAAATAACTCTTATGGAAAAAGCATCAGAAATTGCAAATTCATTAAAAATGGATTGGATGATATATTTAGATGCGGATGAATTTATTATATTAAATCATTTTATTGGAATTAAACATCTTTTATCTCTTTATAACCACGCGGATTCTTTAGGTGTAAATTGGTTACTTTTTGGTTCTAATCATTTAACAAAAGACCCTGATGGGTTAATACTAGAAAATTACACAAAATCTGAATTATTTCTGAATGATCACCTAAAAACATTTGTACGACCATCAAAGGTAATAAAGCCTATCAACCCACATTTTTACTGTATGAAAGACATTAATAGATATTTTGGAATAAATAATGTTAATATTACAAAATTGCATCACAGAAATGTTTTTGATATTGAATATTATAAGGCACCTATTTATATAGCACATTATGTTAATCAATCTGAAGAGACTTTCACTAAAAGAAAATTAAATTTACCAAGAGATGATAATGGTCAGAATAGACAATTTAACGATATTGTAGAAATACACAATCAATTTAATTCAACTGAAAATAATCAACCTAAAAAAAAATATGCAGAGAGTGTAAAAAAATTTTTAAAACAATACGGTCATGATTATTAACAGAGTGCTTCATTTGGTTAACATTATAAATAAAGTAATAAAATATTCATAATGTTATTTATTTGTATCTACGGTGCGTTCTTGATTTATTGTGGTACTTGTTTCTTCTATAACTTTGTTGCATTCCTAAAAGTCCAAATGGAACAATTGCTTGATTAATAACTTGCCCTAAAAATCCACCATATCGTTTTTTTGTATTACGCTTTTTGTGTGAACATCTACGTTTTGAACCGGCTTTTTGGATTAAAGATAAACTACTTGCGTTTGGTGTACCCGATATATTAGCATTTTGTCCTTGGGCACCAATACTTGTGTTTCCAGGTACAGATGCATATGGACCAGCTTGTGAAAATACTCTATCATATTGACTACTTTCACTTCCATTTACATAATTACTATATGAACTTGCTGAACTATATGGAGCGCCACCATTGCCTCCTCTCATTCTGCGTCTACGTCCTCCTTTTGATGGTGCGCTGTAAGGTAGATTAGGATTACCTTGTTGCGGTGTACTAACATATGGAGCCTGGCCTCCTCTTTTATGTCTTCTATGAGCAGTTTTTCGTACCATTTATATATTAACGAATGAAAATAAATTATTCAATTCATATAATAATTATTAAAAGTTTGGCCCCCGTCTTTCTACTTTTTAAAAAAGTAGTGCAAATTTACCTTTCTACTTTTTAAAAAGTAGAGCAAATTTACCTTTCTACTTTTTAAAAAGTAGAGCAAATTTACCTTTTAGAAAAAGGTAAACCCAAAAAATGTTGTCTTTGGCTCCACCTTTTCTAAAGGTGGATTTAGTTCCTAAACATATTTTTATTACGTAAAATAAAAATCAATATTAATAATATTGCTAAAATCATGATAAAAATCATAAATACCAATGTAACTGTAATATAAATATATGGATTTATTTCATACAAAATAAAATCTATAATTGGTTTTAACATCATTTTAAACTCATTTTTTACATCATCTCTTTTTAAAATATCTAAACATTGTTGAACAATTGATTCTTTCATAATAAAATATTTTTTTATATTTATTGATAATAAATTTAAAAACTTTTTATTGCGTGTTATTAATATTTTAAAAATATAGCAAGAAAATAATATGGATAATATTATTGAACCAAACAGTAATTTTGACTTTTCTAAATTATCTTTAGCACATCCTGTAGGTATTCAAGGTGGTGCATATTTTACTAAAATATTGTATAATAATAAACCATTGTATATTCAAACAACTAAAAGTTTAACTAGACAAGGTTTTGTAAAAACCGGAAAAAAATACTATTGTGACTTAATGTTTGATAATAATTCCGAAACACTTATTCATTGGTTTGAAAATTTAGAAGAAAGATGTCAAACTTTAATTTTTGATAAAAGTGAAGCATGGTTTCAAAATTCGTTAGACAAAAATGATGTTGAATCAGCATTTAGTTCTGTTATACGTATTTATAAATCAGGAAAATATTATTTATTAAGAACAAATATTAAAACAGGTTCAAATAACGAACCTTCGGTTAAAATTTATAATGAAAATGAAGGACCTGTTTCCATTGATGATGTGAAAGAAGATACAAATATTATTTCTATTTTAGAAATTCAAGGTATTAAATTTACATCACGAAACTTTCAAATTGACATTGAATTGCGTCAGGCAATGGTTTTAGATAACGAACCATTATTTGATAATTGTTTGATTAAAACAAACAATTCAACCAAAAATATAAATTTAAATCAATCTCAAAAACAAGATGAATGTTTAGTGAAAGATAATGAAGAATCTTTAGAAAAAAACATTTTATCAGATGAATCAAATAATACAAATTTAGGACTAGGCTTAGATTTAGAAATAGATTTAGGAAAAGACGTAATTACAAATAATGATGAATCTTATGATTTTGAGGTTGATAATAAAGAAGATCTAGACAATAGTAACGAAATAAATTTTGATATTCAAGAGTTACCTATAGAAGAAATAGAAGATAATACAGAACTGAAAGAAATGGATTTGACTAATTCTTTAGAAGATGATTTAGAAAATCTTAATAGTGAAACAATAACTTTAAAAAAACCAAATGAAGTATACTATCAACTTTATAAAGAAGCGAGAGAAAAGGCTAAGACTGCAAAAAAAATCGCCATTATTGCCTATTTAGAAGCAAAAAATATTAAAAAAACATATATGATTGAGAGTTTAGATGAAAGTGAAAGTGACATAGATGCTGAAATAGATGAAGTTTCTGAAAGTGAGTTAGATGGGTTATAATTTTTAGATTTAGGATAATGATACTTTTATTGTTTTAAATTAATTAATGTTTAGAATAAATTAATATGTATTCTAAAAATTATTTTATCATTAATTTTATATAATGAGCATATCTTTAAAAAAGCTATGGAACGATTATGGTATTGGTGCAATCCTAGTTCTATTAATTCTTGCATATGTTGTTAGTTTATTTGCTAATTATTTGTCATCCAAAGGAATGTATGGTTATGAATCAAACGCTACTATGCCTCAACAATACAAAAATTCTCAACCATCCCAAAATTACAATGGAAACGGAGGAAATGTAATTCCATCTGAACCTTTAGGTCAAAATGAGGTATTTTCTTCAGCAAATGGTGTACAAACAAGTATGCCTGGTATGCCTTCATCTTGTTCACAACCAAATATTCAAAACCCTGCAGAACTTCTTCCTAAGGATACTAACAGTCAATGGGCACAGCTAAATCCATCTGGTAAAGGCGAACTAGCAAACGTTAATTTATTAAAAGCTGGTTACCATATTGGTATTGATACTATCGGCCAAACATTAAGAAATGCAAATCTTCAAATTCGTTCAGAACCAGCCAACCCACAATTATATGTTGGACCATGGAACCAAAGTACTATTGAACCTGATTTCATGAGACCACCTCTTGAATTAGGTTCAGGTCCACAATAAATACATTATTATTGAAACTTATTTAAACATTTATCATGTTATCATATAATAATATAAATGTTATATTTACTTCAACTGTTGGCCATCTCAACATATATGTTTTTGTATGTAAATTCAATTGAAATAAAAACTAAATTTTGTATTAATTGTAAACATTTTATACCACATGAGCATAATAATGAATTTGGTAAATGTTCTTTATTTGTCTATGAAAATTCAAAATATTTAGTAGATGGAATAGTTCGTGATAATGAATATTATGCTTGTTCTACTGCAAGAAGTTGGGATCATCTTTGCGGTAAACCTGCAAAAAAATATAGAAAAAAATACACGAAAAAATTTGTGAAACTAGTGAAGAATTGAAAGAGTATCAATATATTATAAAATATAATAATATAAATAATATAATGAGTATATCACCACCTGCTTGTCCTCCTTTACCTACTGTGGATGAATTATTAACTCATTATGAAGAAGTACCTATAGAAAGTCTTCAACCACAAGAAATTGTCATACTATATAGTCCAAATAGTAATCCAGACGGTCAAATGTTGTGTATGCAAATTTTGGAAAATCCGTCTAGTCCAGGACGAATACGATACCGAAGAATTAATCAAGTTCAAGGTAGTACAGAATCTCTAATCACACATCTAGTAAGTAATGGAATTAGGTTTTTTAAAAGAGACGACAGTTATGAAAAATTTAATAAATTTTTAGATGAACAGAAAACATTTAATGAAAAAAATGATAGAACCTTAGATACTAAAAATAAATCATTTGATATTTTAGGAAAACATATATCTAGTTTTTTTCAACAGCCTCTTCCTAATCCTCCAGGTGGTGTAAGAGGAGGTAAAAAATATAAAAGAACAAACAGGACAAAAAAATTTAAAAAAAAGAATATAAAAAAGAATAAGAAAACACAGAAGAAAAAAACTAGATATTTTAGAATAAAAAAATAAATTGATTGCCTTTTATAATCTTTATTGAAATATAATTCAATTGGAGTATATTTCAATAATGGGAAGTTTTATTTCAGCACACAGCATGTTTACTGGCAAAAATGAAAGTAATGAAAGAAATAAACAAAATAAAGATAGAATTTGTTATTCTTGTTCCAAAAAAATTAACGACAAAACTTTTATTATTTGCGTAAGATGTAAAATAGCATTACATAAAAATAATGATTGTGAAGCCTCTTATGTGAATAAATATTACACAATATGTCCTAATCCTATTTGTAATAAAGAACATCCATGTGGTACTTTAGGTACAATGTATGCAAATACGTGATGATTTAGTTTCGTCATAATAATTATACAAACTTATTTAAAAAATCAATATTATATAAAATAATATAATGAAACAAAAAAACGAAACAAAAATCAAGGAAAATAAAAGTGAAAAAAAAATTAAAAAAGAAAAGAAAAAATATAAAAATAGATCCATTGCTAATCATAAATATCTACAATACACCAATTTATTACTCATCATATCTATTTTTTATTTTTTATACACAAAACCAACAATAAAAGAAAAGCACGCAATAGAATATTTATTAGCATCTTTCCTTATAATAACAATTATATTTTCTCAACTTTTTTGGAATAATCCAATAAAACACTCAAATATTCATAAAATAGATGCTGTTATTGCAAAAATAGTAATATTCTCGTTTATTTTTTATACAATTATTTACAAATTCAAAGTTAGTTATTTACTTGTTTTATTAGCAATTGCATTATCTTTTTATTTTAGTAATTATTTTTCAAACCAAGAATGGTGTTCGTCTCAACATTTATTTTGTCATGGATGTCTCCACATATTTTGTTTTATTGCAACATTTTATGCATTTATTCCAATTTTATCTTAAACTGTGTGCAAAATAGCTTTTTTTAGAATAATTCCACACCAATATAAATTTAGAAAAAACAAACCATATATTCCAGTATATATTTCACAAAACTCCAAATTATTTTTAGAATAATAATAAAATATTTTATGAATATTATTGTCCAAAATTAAATAATATGTATAATTGTAAATGCGATAATAAAAAAAACTTGAAACAAATAATATTTTATTTATATTTTTTGCGATAACCATATTTCCTTCTATTTCTAATAAATTATTAGTTGTTAAAAATATAGTAGATATCTCTGTACTTAGTATAACAGAAACTATTTCACTTCTATTTTTAATATCAGCATGATTGTTCATATAATGAAGCATGCACAATACCAAAAGATGATGTAATATCATATCCTTTCTCTTTACAAAATAAAAATCAATAAAACACATCAATCCAACAATATTAGAACAAGAAATAACATAAACATTTTTCATAACACAAAAGCAAGATAATATTGAAATACTTAAGTACATGAATTGCAATTGAATGTTTTTAAGTTTTTGGTTCATATAATTAATATTACTATTAGATTTATTTCTTTATTATTTTTTAATTTTACATTTTTAGACTTTTTCTCATCTAAAATGTGCACCACTAGTAAATAAATAACTTACAATAGGCGTTTTAAATGAGAAAATGTCTAATAGAAAGGCTCAAAAATTAAAAAGGTAACAATAAACATGCTATAAAAATAATCAGTGAAATCGTGGTTTCTTTTACCGAAATCAATATTTGCTTATCAGTTATTATTTCGTTTTTTTGCAATAAAAATAAATTTTTAAAAAAATGTGCGTTAGCTAATATAAATCCAATAAATAATTTGTAGTTTTTATTCTTGTAGAATATAGTAGTATAATACACTAAATTTCCACTAAAAAGAACAATTAATGAGTTTACTGTTTTTTTAACTCCGAAATGATTTGGAATTGTAATTATATTATTTTCTTTATCACCACGGATGTCTTTAACATCAAGTAATAATTCAATATAAAGAGAAGATAAAAACAAAAATATAGATGTAATATCAATTAAATTAAAGCCATGTATATAATTTTGACTATATTTCTGCGATAAAAGTGACACTGTATTTTGGTTGTTTAAAGATATACTTTTAGATGTTAATAGTATAGTTGAAGACACAACAGAAGCGCACGTAATATTTTTTATGAACAATATTTTTTTTAAATAAGGCGTATATAGGAATAAAATTAGATTGATAGCATAAATAAACGTATAAAAATGTTTCTCATAAAAAAATAATGAACATAACAAACTGATGACAATATTCGTAGAAATATATAAACATTGTGCTTCTTTGATACTGATCTCTTTATTTACCAAGGGTCTATTATTATTATTAATTAAATCTATTTTTAAATCAAATAAGTCATTTACAACCATAGAATTCATCATAGTGAGTTGAGTTATTAAAGAAAACGCCCAAAATTTTCTATTCAAAAATAATTTACAGGATGGAATAGTTAACCAACCAGCTAAAATATTCAACAAAAATGTTGGTAATATATTATTAGTTCGTAATAATTTACTATAAGATAATATCTTGTCCTTATTAATTGAATTAATTCTATTAATAATATTTATAATATTTGTATTATTAATTAAAAAATTAACATTGTAATTTGCATAAATAATATTTTTGGGTTTTTTGATAATTGTTTTATTGTTTATTTTTTTAAGGTGTATTAAAAAGCATTCTGTGCTTTCTAATTTACCAATAAATAATAAATAAAAAAACATATAACATATTAAAATACGCATCATACATTATATGCAAATATATTATTAATTTTTTAAATAATTATATATTTATATTATAACAAATGGAGAAACATAGTATATTTTTTTATATATTTTTAGGATTTGTATTATTATTATGTTTACGAATATATTATGATTCTGATGCATTCAATTTAAAATGTATCATTTCTTCAAAAGATGGTAACAAATATTGTGTAAGAGAGAGAGAGAAATTAGAACTTGCGGCAGATTTATTAGCAACAGTGACACAAAAATGCAAAGATATAGTTAAATATATGAAAGAAAAACATCCTGATGATCCCAGAACAACTAGGTTAGTAGAAGGTTTCAATCCAAAAAAAATTAGTGAAACTTTACCAACAAGTGAATTAACCGCTTATAGTGAAAATAAAGGGGAAAAAATTGCTTTTTGTTTAAATACTACAAAAGAAGGTAATAAATTAATAGATATAAACACATTAACTTTTGTAGCTTTACATGAATTATCTCATATCATGACTGAATCTATCGGTCATAAGCAAGAATTTTGGCAGAACTTTAAATTTTTGCTTAGTAATGCAAAAGATGCTAATATATATCAACCAATTGACTATAAAAACAGTCCAAAACAATATTGTGGAATGACCATTAATGATAATCCGTATTATGATTTAGTTTAGAATGTTTAAATATTGATTTCATTCATTAAAATTTTGTATCATAAGTATTTAGATTACTTGCATATAAAAATAATTTAAATATATAATATATGGCGGAGTTAGATAGTGAGTTACATACAACAATTATAGAACCTATTTATAAAGTTAATTATATAATAAATGGTAATATAGATACTATTTACGTTTTTAATGGTGGAAAAGATAAAGATAAAGATATCAATGAAATCTTTACTACTAATGAAATAGAAACTATCAACAGTAATAAAATTAAGATTATATATAGCAATCAACAAATCCATTTAGATGATAGTATTGGAATGATAAAAATTAAAATTTTAAATCAACTCAAGAAAACTATTTCAATGGATGAAATATATTTGTACTGTCAAAAATTAGAAAATTTTAATTCAGTATCTTTGTATCAAACGTTGACTCAAAATAAAAAATTAGCTTTGACAAATGTAAGGCTAAATCAATTTATTTCTAATATAGTAAGTCAAGAAGATGGGACAAAATTTCAAGTAGTGGAAGGCGAAAAAGATGTTTATGATTATGACGACATAGTAGAAATGAAATTGGATAATAAAAATTATATTGTAAACAAAGTGTTAGGTCAAAAATTTTTTATTGTTGAAAATGAATATCCTTTTGTTGTGAATCCTTATGATGTTGAATCATATGATTCATTTTTAGAAAGAAACTCTAGAAAATCTTTATCCACATTAAATAGTCATTTATTATTAAACACTGGAGACATAGTAAACAATAATATTTATTTATGTTTAGCACAAGATGTTTTAAATTATAGTGAAAATAAAAATATTCCACAGGATTTAACATTAAAAATTTATTATCCATTTTTATACGAAAATAACATTAATAATTTAGATGATTTAAAAAGTAATCAAGTTGAACTAGTTAAAAAAAACGAAAAATACTTGAATGATTCCACAATAGATTATTTCAAGACTATTGACATGTTTTATAATATTTATGATTTGCGAAAAAGTAATTTGAATTACATAGGAAAAGGAATAAAATATTTGAAAGCTGTTATAAAACCTATTTATAAAATAAATATACCGCTAGAAATTTTATTTAAAATTCTACACGCGACTCAAGAAAATCCTCTTATTAAGTACAATCCATCTTCTAGACAAGAAAATATTTATAGGATATTTACAGATAAGATTGCTACTGATGGTAGAAAAATTCCTTATCTAAAGAAAGGGTTGATTTTTAAATTAATAAAAAATATCGGAAAAACTAAATCTGTTTCAGTTTATGTTAATTATGATAATGACCCTGACGTAAATCAATTGATTTGTGAATTTGATGAAAACGGGTTTATAACAATTATTTGTGAATTAGAAAAAGTAATGAATGAATTACAAATTAATGAATTACTTAAAAGCAGTATTAATCCTATTATTCAAGAAATTAGTAATTTTTTAGAACAAAGTGGTTATAAGATTCATTTGTTTGACACAATTAAAAGTAATAATGTAGAGATAAAACAGCTAACATATGAATGTAGTATTAAAATTAAACATGCTATTAATTTGGATACTTATAAAGGATGTATTTCAAGTATATTTAACAATGAATCTAGTTCCTTTAAAAAAGACATTCATCTCAGATTTAAAAGAGTGTCAAATTTTAACAAAGTAACAAGTCAAGAAGCTTTTATAATGGAAAAAAGTACAGAGGGGTTTAGAGGGCATGAAATTGTTGATGCATTATTAGAAAACTTTCAAGATGATTTAAATAGGAGTCAAGCAGAAGAATTAGTTCAAAAAGTAGCCAATGAAATTCAATTAGAACGAGGTGTAAAAAAAATAGATATAAAAATTAAGGACAATCCTGGTTTTAAAACTACGATTCAATTAGAACAAAAAACAGGTGTTATAACAATACGTGTTGAAAATATTAATGATATTTTTTATTTAGATACAATACCAGTCTATTTGGATAGTATTATTCGTATTACTCAAGATAAAAATAGCACAAAGTTTTCTACAAAAAAAATAAATGATATTTGTTCTAGTCAAGAAAAAGTAGAAATAAAAATGATGGATATAATTTCTCCAGTAGAAAGTCAATTATCTGAGTTAGAAATTCCTTCTATTGACGAAGAAAATGAAGACGTTGAGTATACAAAAATGTCAGATGCTGCAAAATCATTTTCTTATTCCGATGATGAAGACCGACCAAAAAATGCATTGGATTTATTTTTTGATGATGAAGATGAGGAAGATGATAACGAAGATAGCGAAGCAAGTATTAAGAGCGATGAAATCAATAATAAGGAAGGTGGTCAATTAAGTGATGAAAACGAATTGAATGAAGAGAATGAAGAGGACGACGATGAAAATGAAGATCGTGAAGATAATGAAGTAATAAACATTGACAATTTACCTTTAAAAAAGAAGGAGCCTTATTTTCAAACTAGAATTGAAAATCTTGATCCTGCTTTAATTATTAAAGAAGATACAAAGAACTTCAATTCATATGTTAGAACATGTAGTAGTACAATGAAAAGACATCCGGTCATTTTAACTAATAAAGAGTTAGACAATATCAATAAAGAACATCCAGGCTTTTTACGAGATGAAGATGTTATCAAATATGGGTCAGATCCCAAAAAACAATATAATTACATTTGTCCACGTTATTGGTGTTTAAAAAATAATACAGTTGTTGACCCGAAAGACTTGACTGAGGTAATTGTAAATGGTAAAAAAGAATTAAAAAGTCCTAATTGTGGATATGTATTACCCGAGAATGCAAAAACAGTGAAACCTGGGTATTACGTGTATGAATTTTACAAACCTAAAAGTGGGAATAAAGATTATAAAAGATATCCAGGGTTTCAATTAGATAAACATCCGCAAGGTTATTGTTTACCCTGCTGTTTTGAAAAATACAATACAATTGGACGAATTGATGCAAAAAAACATTGTAGTCAAGAAGATACTGACCACGACGAAGAAAATGAAATTGAAACAAAAATAGAAGAAAAAGATAAGCAAAAACAAAAATCAAAAGGTAAACAAGAAGATGAATATATAATAGGACCTGATAAATTTCCTATTTCACAAGGAAGATGGGGATATTTACCTCCTCAAATTCAACAAATATTACATGAAGTAAATGCAGATTGTCAAATAAGTAAAATCAATACTAACTTAAAACCTGACCACCCTTGCTTATTAAGACATGGAATAGAGATAAACGATAAACAATCATTTGTAGCTTGCATATCAGATATACTTTTTTATGGTACTGCGAGTCACGTGTATGCTCCAACTATTAAAGAAATGAAAACCAAAATTATAGAAGCTCTTACAATTGATAATTTTATTACATATCAAAATGGTAATTTAGTAAATGATTTTAAAAGTGCGGAGCTAAGTAATATTAATATTCAAAATTATTCTTCATCTAAATTGCATTCTAAAATCAATTCATCCAATGAAGATGAAGTAATGTATTTTAAAAAAGTAATCAGTGCATTTGAAAATTTTATAAATTATTTAAAAGATGACGATGCAATAATTGATCACACATATTTATGGGATATTATTTCAAAACCGAATACAAAATTATTTTCAAAAGGTGTTAATTTAATTATACTTAAAATACCAAAAGATGACATTACTAACAACGTTGAATTATTGTGTCCTAGTAATCACTATTCTAACGAATTTTATGAAACCAGAAAACCAACTCTTTTTATAATTAAAGAAGACAAATATTATGAACCGATATATTCATATACTATCACTAATAAAAAATATAGTGTTATAAAATTATTTAATGAATATGATCCACATTTATCCATTTCTATGCGTAATGTTTTTAAAGAATTAATACGTCCATTCCTCTCAAAATTTTGCAAACCATTGGATAGTATGCCCAACGTTTTTAAAGCAAAACGCGCACCTTTATTGACGAATCTTGTACAAAAATTAGATAAATATGATTATATTGTTACAAAATTAGTTATGAATTTTAATAATAAGATCATCGGTGTAATCGCCGAAAGTCCTACGCAATCAAAATTATCAGGGTTTGTCCCTTGCTATCCATCATCATTCAGTGAAAACATAAAACAAAATTTAGATTTTGTTTTTATGAATGATTTAACCTTATGGAAAAATTATGAAGATACTTTTGAATTTTTAACACAACTTTACAATAAAAGTACAAAACGTAAAACTGAAAAAACATCTGATTTGCATTGTAAACCCATGTTAAAAGTAGTTGAGGATGAATTAGTTGTTGGTATAATCACTGAAACAAATCAATTTATACAAATATCACCACCAATACCAGAGATTGATATTAAAAATGACCAAAATATACCTTCATTAAAAAATACTAGTTATATCGTAAAAAATAAACGTTCTGGACCTGGTAGTTATTCTGCGAGTGATTCTATAATAACAACTACAGATAAAGTAGATAGTGAAAGAGTTGATTACATTAAAAAAATTACTTATGAAACAAATTTTTATAATATTTTCAGAAATACCATTCGGATTTTATTAAATGATTATTCAAATATTAAAATAAGAGAACAAATTGAAAATGAAATTTTGAAGGATTATATTATTTATTCTCAAAAATTACAAAAAATAATTAAGTTATTAAGAGATTTGGTTAAAAATAAAATACAATTTGTTGGAGATGAAAATTATTATAAATTAATTGATGAATTTACAACTTGTATAGTAAAAAATATGGATTCGTGTAATAAAACACCCAATCTATGTATGTTCACTGATAATAATAGTTGCAATCTTATTTTACCAAAAAAAAATCTGATGACAGGCAAAGAAAATGAAGATATTTATTTTGGGAAAATGTCAGATGAACTAATTAGATATAGTAGAATACAATCCTTTATGCTGCAACCACAATCATTTTTAGCATTTGGAAATATTGGATATAATTTACGAGAAAATGAAATCATATTGTTACAATCTTTATTAACCCAAGATTATTTTGAAATGCTTGAGCCAGCAATTATTAACAAATATGTTAAATTTAATTCACATGATGAAACTGAACCAATTATAACTCAAACATATGATAATAAAGTTAGAGACATTGAATCAGAAAAAAAGGAAGCTACTCTTTTAGATTCATTGTGTCATAAGCAAATAAACGATAAGATTTCATCAGGTATTTGGAAAAAATGTTTTCCTGAAAAATTTAAAGAAATTGAATATGGGAAAAACAATATTTGCACTTTTGAAATAATCATAGATATAATTGAAAAAAAAACTGGTGAGAAAATAGAAATAAACAGATTAAAAAATATACTTTATGAAGAATACACTCACTACATTAAAACTTATCCTCAACAAATTGTTAGTATTTTAATTTCTGAAGGCAAGAAAAACCTCGGAGATCAAGTAAATTCTAACATGTTATCATTTTCAAGTTTTATTTATTCTGATAATTATTTTTTAACAATATTAGACTATTGGCTTTTAGTTAATAAATACAGAATACCAACTTTTTTTATTTCAACAAAAAATTTGTTACAAACAAATTATGAGAAGAATATATTTTTGGGATATGGTAATAAAAACGATACGTTTTGTTTTATTGTGGTTCCTGCTTTAGGCCCTGAAAAGGTACCAAGCTATAAATTAGTATCATCTGATAAAAATGACGTGTTCATATCAATACAAGAGATAAAACAAACATGTGAAAATGAAATTAATAATGCTTTTGATAACGAAATTACAATAGAAAATTATTTAAAACAATTTGTAAAAATTAATAAACCCAAAAAAGTTAATGTGCGACCTCTATCTAAAAAATTGCATATTGATTCCGATGATAAAATATAAAAAATAGTTAGCTTATAGAATCATCGTCTTGAACATATTGAGGGATTTCATCATCATTGTCAACAATATCATTATCATTATTATCATTATTATTATTATTATTATTATCATTATTACTATTATCAACGTCGTCATCAGTTTCGTTATCATACTGTTCATTTAATTCTTCACTTAACTTAGTAGCATGACTTTTCATAAATTCATTTATATCCTTTTCATTTTCATTTTCATTGAATGCAATGTGCTTAGTATTATATTGAAACCGAATATTTGTTTGTTTCAATAAATTAATATCTTTTATATAAATTTTTCTACCAAATTGTGGATTGAATTTATTAAACGCAATTAATTTTTCTTTTAATAAATTTTTGCAAAGGACTCTTATCCATATCAGTGACGAATATTGGGATTTCAAGAATAAATCTAAATATGGTTTCATTATACCTATTAATAAATCTTTTGGAAAAGTTCGATCAATAATGATTTGTTTTTCTCTTTTATGAATAGACAAATTATAATTATCTATCATACATTCAATGTTATCAACAATGACATATTGACTACTATTAGTTAAATAACTTTTTAGTGAAAAATTTCTCAATAAATGCTGATATTTTATGGCAAAATTATACAAATGAAAATTTGTTTTGAAAAAATAATACAGAATTTCTGAGTGTAATATAGTTTTTGTTCGCATAAAAAAATATATATTATATAATGTAGATTTATTTAAAACAATATTGGTATAAGGATTTTTAATTGGAATAGGATTACTAAAAAAATGGCAAGAATTTGCAACGAAATTTTCTATGATTTTAATTAATTCATGAATTTTGAAAAGATATTTACAATTATTTTGTAGTAAACAAAAAACATATTTTTCATTTTCTTCAATCTCATTCATAATTAAATCTGTATGAATCATTATTTTTGCTTTTTTGTATTTATATAAAAAAGCAAGTCTAGAAAATGCATTATATGTCTTTTGTATTTTTTTAAAATAATCCAAAAATTTTTCTCTTATGTCATCAGTGTAAAAAATATTTTCTATTGTTTCTTTTAAAAAAATAAATTTATTTTTACTTGAGTAATCTTTTTGCAAAAAAATAAAAAAATTTATTTTGTGTATATTTGCAAAAAGAAATGTATCATTTTCAAGCCCTATAATTTTTTTACTTATTAAAACAAATGTATTCATAGTTTGATATTGTATTATATTTATATTACTAGATATATATTTAATACAATTTACATTATAATTTGTTATTTTAGAAGCCTGGGTTGTAATCATCATCGTCGCCCATATCCTTTGGTTTTATACTAATTGCATTGTTTTGGATACTGATTTTATTTACGGAACAAGTGTCATTTGGATTGTCTATATTTCCAAAGAATTTATCAATTTCTTCAACAACATCCACATTTTTGTATTCTACAGCAGCTTCCATTTTAATCATTTCATCTATATCTAATACTACTTGAAATGCACTTGTTCCAAAGAATCCTTCTTGACCACACATTACATTGGCTGATATTCCTTTGAGTGTATCTAATTCTGCATGTCTAGCTGCTTTCAAAAACATCTCAGGGGTTTCTTCAAACGATGCTTTTGCAATTGGTCCAATATTATCATTATTAATACCATGTCTAAATATTGATATCATTTTACTTGTAAAAGTCATTCTATCTACTAAAACACTGTAATTGTGATAATTAATATACGCGCCATCAAATTCAATAACATCTACTAATTCATTATAAATTGCTTGACGCGCCGCTTCAATACCAAGTACATTATATATTTCAACAATATCATTACTAAAAGTTCTTGTGTTATCAATATAATCAATTCCCAAAATTTCCAACAGGTTGGTTCCTATAGTATCTAATACCCAAATGTCTTCTCTTTTATACAAACCATTCTTCTCCACAACATTATCTTTTATCTTACGAAGAATCACTTTATTAATACCTTTAATTCCGCGCAGCACCACATTTTGCAATAATTGGTCTTGGAAATTCTTTAAAATATAAATTTGGTCGGATTGGTCAAGAGGTAATTTTGTTTTTGACCCGGATGATTTACCGGAATTATTTTTAATTACTTCGTTCATTCTAATTCTAAAAACTAATTTATCTGCATTGTAATCTGAATAAACACAATTAATTTGATTTTCATAGCAATTGTTTAGTGTGAAATTTACGTCATCCATTGTAATGTTCTTTTCAAGCATAATTTCAGGGTCCATTTCCATGCGAATAATCCACTTTGATTTTTCATTTTCATCATTAGCTAAATTTACTTCTGCGCAACTTGCGACCATACTCTCAAATGCTCTGTATTGTTGAATTGTATCTTTATCTTCTGATATTAAGGTATTTAAATCATCGGGGTCAAAACAAATTTCTATGGATTTTACGATTTCTACTAATTTAGTATGTTCAATCATATACATTATGGTTTGGGCTTTTTCTTTTTGGGTTTCTTCTTCCTCTTTCAAATAAATGGTTAGCGATGGGTTTTTTGGTTCAGATGAAAGTGATAGAATTTCTTCAATTCTTGGTACACCACGAGTTACGTTAGATTTTGATGCTACACCGGCAAAATGAAATGTATTAAGAGTCATTTGTGTTGAAACTTCACCAATACTTTGACCAGCAATCATACCAACCATTTCACCTGGTGCAACTATGGCTCTTTTGTAATTCAAAACAATTGTACTCAATAATAACATGAGCGCATCTTTATTGAAACGCTTTACAATGAGCAAGTCTTTCGGTGATAAACAATAGTAATACAATGTTTTGAACAAAAGTGTTGGGGTAACGTAATGAATCTTCTCTAAATTTTGATATGTTTGTTCAATTAATTCAAAAGCTTCAACTATAGTAATATCCACAAGTGATGTACTGTTGATATTAAATTGTCCTTGAATATTACTAATAATATATTGAAATCCAACAGGGCAATTTACAATACTATCTGATTTCTTCTTGAAAACGTTTTTTATTATTTCAGAACGCATTTCAATCATCATATTAGAGTACTTTAAACACATATCATTCATTTTTTGAGATTGTTTCTTGAAACGAGTCATTGTATTTTTCAAAAATATATTGGATAGAACTTTGGATTTTGCATTTTCATCTGGGATATTGAAGTGAGCATAAATATCTTGTGTGCTCATTGAAACAATAGGAATAAATTGGTTCTCTACCTTTGTTGTGTCAATACCATCATCACCATATGCGAATTGTACAATTTTATTTTTATTTGTTCTAACTGTCATGTCATAATTGATCATTAAATCTTCTAGACCTTTGATTAATCTTCTTTGAATATAACCTGTCGTAGAAGTTTTAACAGCTGTATCAATCAAACCAACGCGACCACCCATGGCGTGGAAGAAGAGTTCTTGTGGCGATAAACCATTAATATAAGAACTTTCTACGAATCCACGAGCGCCTGGAGAGTCGTCAAATTTGGAGAAATGTGGTAATGTTCTATGTTCAAAACCATAAGGAATACGTTTACCATCTACGTTTTGTTGTCCTAGACATGAAATCATAAATGAGATATTCAGGTCTGAACCCTTTGAACCTGCTTTTACCATGGTAACGAAACGGTTATTTGCACCTAGACTTTTTAAACCAATTTTACCGGATTCAGATGTTGCTTGATTTAAAATATTGTTTACTTGCGTTTCAAACTCTTCTTCATTAGTTTTACCTGTATTATTTTCAAAAATTCCAATTTGTGTTTGATCAATTAAATTCTTGACATCGGATTTCTTTTTTGTGATGACGTCAATAATTTCGTCATTTGTTTTTTTATCGGATATTAAATCACTGATTCCTACACTGAAACCACTACTTTTCATGTATTCAGTAATTACGTTTTGTAAATCATCAATGTACTTGGCAGAGGCCATGTTTCCAAAATCATTGCATATTCTTTGCAAGAGACCTTTTGAGCCTCCTGCTAGAACATCTTTGGTCATTTGGCCGCGAATGTATTCCCCATCTATGATTTCTAAAACGCCTGTTTTAGTGGTGTTGTAATCATCTTTGTCTTCAACAAACCCTTTGGTCTTGAATTTCAAAGATAGTGGTGGTGTGATTTGTGATAAAATATTGAAACTGGATATTTTATTTTGTTTATCAAAATCGGCAATTAGTTCATTTTCATTAATTCCGTCAAACATCATCAAGATATTCATTGCTTCCCTTGGTGTAAAATTTACGTCTTTTCTTGTGAATTGATAACACCCAAGCATTGAGTCTTGGAAGATGCCAATAATGGATGAATTATTGGCTGGACTAATTATTTGAAAAGGAACTGCTGCTAAGTTTCTTAATTCGGCCTCGGACTCTGGGTCCTGCGGCATATGCAAATTCATCTCCAGATGAAATCCCTAATGTTTCCAAGAGGGCCAGACTATACCTTATGCCTCATCAAGCTGGTCAGGCTATCATTTGAGACCCACAAACGTCTAGTCGTTGAACCTTTCCCATACTCTTACCATAACGAGGTTAGGGACTTGGCTGCGGATTTCCCAATCCTTCACTTTATTACCATCGGCGATCGGCTATAAACCGAGATCCTCACAGACGTTTCCTGTAGTGAGTGGTAGTGAAGGCTCTAAGGGCGTTCCCGTCAATTTGAATGTGTTGCTAAATGATTCATTTCTTTTAATTTTATAATAAATTCCCTAGCACTTTGTTTACTTTCTTTTAAGGAAATATGGACACCACCAAAATCTGCTTTGACTCTATTAATATATACATACCAACCATATTGTATATCATCTCTTTTTAATGGTTTAATGTAATTATCAATATTATCATCTAAAATTTGGACATTTTTAAATCTTTCAAACTTTTTATCTCTAAAATAATTAATTACTCCATTAGAAACACGTTTTTTACTTTCGTCACTGTGAGTAAATACACTACCTCCATTTTTTAAATTATAACCATTTGGAAATAAACTATCAAATGTTTTGATATAATGTATTTCTCTATCATTAGCATCTGCAATTTCACAATATTCTATTAATTCAACTATAAAATCATGAACACCATATTTTCTTATAGCATTATTTAAATAGTGTGACTGATTTTTCTTTTGTGAAAAGGCTTCTGATATATGACATCTAAATCTTCCATCGTGCCCGTATGGTCTATATCTCTTATGGTTCAATATATGAGAAACTGCTTGTCCTACATATATTTTTCCATTTGATATATTAGTAATTTTGTATATTTCGCAATATCGTTCGGTTGGATTGTCTAAAATTTTGTTTGATAGTTCTAAATATTTTGATGGTTCCATTATAATTATTATAAATATTTTATCTTTAAATCATTTAACTAGGGAGTAACACGCTTTTCACGCTCCCTGTTGGGGACAAGATAAATCTGCACATTTAAAGTTTATCCCCGTCAAAATCGGCATTGTATGGCTTCGTATCAGCCACGTTCATTCTAAACGTGTCACCACGTTTCATAATTCTAGCAATATGACACATCATGCTCATACGATGTAAAGTAGGTTGCCTATTAAAGAGAATAGCATCCCCATCCATCATATGTCTGTGCACAATATCGCCTTCTTCAAGCACAATAGAATTGCGGTCAATATTACGCAAAGTAATTGACTCACCATTCTTCTTTTCCAAAATCTTCGCACCTGGCCATTCATCAGGCCCATTCTGCACCAATTTTGTCAAAAATGCTTTGTTCAATTTGTTGACAGTAACAGGCTTGGTAATATTTTTAGCAATTTTCATAGGAATACCCAATTCACGAATTGAAATATTCGGGTCCGCTGTAATAACAGAACGAGCACTAAAGTCTACACGTTTCGCCATTAAATTGCCTCTCATACGCCCACCTTTACCATTCAAACGGTCTTTAATTGATTTCAAAGGACGACCAGAACGCTGTGCAACAGATGCAACGCCAGGAATCTTATTGTCCACTTGAGTAGACACATAGTATTGCAGTACAGTAGTCCAGTCATCAATGACATTTGCAGGAGCATTGTTTTGTAATTTTTCTTGCAATGTTTTGTTTGTTTTTATAATATTCACCAAAATATGACTCAAATCATCTTCAGAGCGCTGTTGCGCATCATGCTTAACGGATGGTCTCACTGCAGGAGGAGGCACAGACATGACTTGACAAATCATCCAATCAGGTCTAGACCAAATAGGACTGAAACCCATAAACGAAACATCTTCATCAGAAATGCGCTTGAATACTTTTAAAACCATTTCAGGTGTCAATTTAATTACAATATTTTCGCTCTCTGCACTAGCATTAGCCCATTCAGCATAAATAGTTGCTAAACCCTCCTTTCTAATTTTGTTTGGCTGAAGACAGCCGCAGCCATCTTCAGTATCCTCACCACATCTCTTTATTGAACTACATAATTTGAATACATATTTCCATCTGTTTTCACCTTGTAAATTTAAGGCTTGTTTGTATTTTTGCTTGCTAACAAGCAGTTTACTGCATTTAAAACAGACACAACGCAAGCATTTCAATATGGTACTCAAATATTGTATGTAAAACACAGGACGAGCTAATTCAATGTGACCAAAATATCCTGGAGTTGTCATATAGTCTAAACCATCTGTAGGACAAATTAGTCCAGCTTCTAAAACTCCCATGCGAGGGTCAAATAAACCGCCAATGACTGGTTTGTTATTAATATATGTATCTCTACTTGTAATTTCAGCTACTGAACCCTTTCTGATTTCATCTGGAGATAAAATACTAAATTGAATCCCAATAATTTTAGAACAATTACTAGAATTATTACTTGCAATAGTATTTCTCGGCATCTCTTCTTTTGTTTATATAAATATATTTAGATTGTTTTATAATCAATTTTATTTTTAAAATAATAATTTTAAATTGTTTTTTATAATTGTAATAATATATATATATATATATATCAAAAATGGGAAAAGGGAAAATTAACGTAAAAAACAATAATACATCCCCAAATAATGGCGGTATTATGGGTTCAGGTATTTTTGGAATGTTTGGGTCAACCGTCCATTGTGATGCAAATAGTAATTCGTTCTATTGTTCTATCACAAAATTAGTAAATTTAATTATTATGTTTTTCTTTTTAGCCGTTGTAATTTATTTGATTTACATAGCATTCAATTATTTTACAAAGGGTAAAAAAATATTAGGTCGTAGAAAATAATTATTCATTTAAAAATAAAATTGATAATTATTTAAAAAAATAAATTAAAATAATAATACAAAATAAAATGACAAGGGAAATTTCAAATAAATTATCTGCAAAAAAAGAACAAATGAAAAATACCAAGAAAACCGAGGAACTTTCCAAGAAAAAGAAAAAGGTGGTTGATTCTGACGACGATGGCGATGACTTTATCAGTGAAAGTGACAGCGACGAAATGGATGTTCATGAATACAGAAAATTCTTATCCAAAATATTTCCTTCAAAACATTTAGATAAAAAAGTTGCGGCAGGTGAAAAAATTAAAAAAATTTATAAGCAGCTTGAGGAAGCAGATGATGATGAAGAATGGGAAACAACTGATGATGAAGAAAACGAAGATGATGATGAAGGCGAAATCATTACACGTTCAAAAGCTAAAGGTAAAGATAAAACTAAAAATAAAACTACTGAAAAAAACAAATCTAAACCCGATAAAAAATCCAAAAAATCAAAGAAGGTTGTTGACTCTGAATCTGAAGAGGAGGATGAAGATGATGAATATGATGAAGATGATGAAGAAGTAACACATAAAAAAGGAAGTGAAAAATTGAACATAATATTTACAATTGGTGGAGCAGATGAAGATGAAGACGAAGATGAATGGGAATATTATGATTCTGAAGATGATGAAGATTATGATGAGGAAACTGAAGATGAAGACGTTTCCGTTTCATCTGCATCTTCAAGTGAAGATGAAGAAGATGTTGATGACGAAGAGGAAGATAAAATAGTCAAAAAATCAAAGAAAACCCCTAGTAAAAAGGAATCATCAAAATCAAAAAGTAAAAAAGAAGATGATAATATTATTGAAAAATTGAAAAATGTACTTAAAAATAGTGACTCTTCAAATGGAAATGATAACAAAGCCAATAATACAAATACAAATGACAACGCATCCGTTTTGGAAAAATTGAAAGAAATGTTGGTAAAAGAAAACAATAATAAATTATTACAAAAATGCGTTGAACTTTGTGAAGAAGACATCAAAAAATCAAAATCAAAACTGGAAAAGAAAATGAAAAAACAAAAAGCAAAAAATGGTAGAATTTTTAGAAAAATTGTCAAAGACAAAAATACCATGAATGATTATAAATTCTTTGAAAATCTAGAAATAGACAATCAAAAGAAAATTATTAAAGAATTAAAAGAAATCAATAAAATAACGCGTATTGAAAAACCATATAGGATGACACTTTTAGAATCCGATATTCCAACTTTATTCAAAGGCGCCGCTATGAAAAAAATCAACTCGTTGAAATACATGGAGCCTGGAAGTGGTGAATTCTATAAAATCAAAAATTGGGTTGATACTTTTATGCGCGTCCCATTTGGTAAATTTGAATCCCTACCATTGAGCATAGAAGACGGAGTTGAAAAATGTCATGAATTCATGGAAAACGCTCAAAAGACGCTTGACGAAGCAGTGTACGGTTTGAACGATGCGAAGATGCAAATTATGCAAATGTTAGGTCAGCTTCTTACCAATCCAAAAGCAATTGGTACAGCAATCGCAATTCACGGACCACCAGGTACTGGTAAAACGTCTCTTGTCAAAGAAGGTATCAGTAAAATTTTGAATAGACCTTTTGCGTTTATTGCATTAGGTGGTGCAACTGATAGCAGCTTTTTAGAAGGTCATTCTTATACATACGAAGGTAGTACATGGGGTAAAATAGTTCAAATTTTAATTGATAGCAAATGCATGAATCCTGTTATATATTTTGATGAATTGGATAAAATTAGTGATACTCCAAGAGGTGAAGAAATCGCTGGTATTTTGACTCACTTGACTGATACAAGTCAAAATAGTCAATTTCACGACAAATATTTTGCAGAAATCAATTTTGATTTAAGTAAATGTTTATTTATATTCAGTTACAATGATGAATCAAAAGTAAATCCTATTTTAAAAGATAGAATGTATCGCATTCAAACAAAAGGATATAATCAAAAACAAAAGACACAGATTGCAAATAACTACTTATTACCAAAAATCCGAGAACAAGTACGTTTTAACACTGATGAAATCATTATTCCTGACGAAGTTATCCAATATTTGGTAGATACTCATTGTAATAAAGAAGATGGAGTTCGTAATTTGAAACGTTGTCTAGAAATAATTCATACAAAATTGAATTTATACCGTTTGATGAAACCAGGAACTAATTTATTTGAAGAAGATATGTCAATTAAAGTTGAATTTCCATTGACTATTACCAAAGAGATTGTAGATAAATTGATTAAAGTAAACAAGGAAAACGTATCAGCATTGTACAATATGTATGTATAATTAAGGATACTCAGGTTCATTTATAATCTTTAGACAATTAAACTACTATTTTTTATATTATATTATATATATACATATAATGGAAAACGGAATAATCATGTTGATGCATTCAGTAATAATAGGTATTTTATTATACCTATTCATGATTTATATACTTGGACAAAAACCAATTGTAGCTGAAAACAGAAGTGTATTATTTGCAGCTTTGATATTAGTTTATATGATTTTATTTGGTCATGGATTACCAAAATCAATAAACAAAAATTTATTTTGAGAATAATATAGTTAGGCGTTTGAATGTTCCAATACTTGAAATACACTATTTAAACAATATAAAAATTTTTTTACAAATTTTAATAAATAATTGCAAAAATGAATATAGATTATTTATTAAAAATGAAAAATGAAAACGATTATAATATTGCGTACCTAAAAGAAATCAATAACAATTATGTAAAAATGAAAGAAGAAACTATTTTGAATTTAATTGATACAAGTCTTAATGTGAATGAAAATATTCTACAATACAACAAACAAATAACTGAAATTAACGATATTCTCAATGAACAAGACAATCATCTAAGACAATTGACTCTTTTGAATGAAAAAATTAGGACAAAATTAATTTCTATTTGCATTCACGAATGGATAACAGATTCCATAGACATAGATCTTGATAGATCACAAACAATTGAATACTGCAAGATTTGTCAGGTCTCTAGGTGATGGTTCACTTTTTTAAGTGATCTTTAAGTATGTTTAAAAATTTATTATATTTTAACGATTTTATTTTCCCAAAAGTATTTTGGGTTTTCAATTTTGGACATTTTTTTTGTCCATTTTTCAAAAACCCAAAAAAGTCTTGAAGAAAAACACACTTTGTGACCATAATTGAAAATTACCGTCTTGATACAAAAAATATAATTTTAATTTTATTAGCATATTTTTAAATTCAAATCCCAAAAAAGAATTTAGATGTAAAATTTATTCTATACGTAATATAGAATATAGAATAAATTTGATGAAAAAAAACATCAATTGTTTTCACTGTGAATTTTGTGACTTTAAATGCTTTAAAAAAGGTGATTGGTCGCGACATGTTTCAACTGATAAACACATAAATAGAATAAAATACATCAATTTAGAACAAAAAAGCGCTAAAAATGAAAAAACATTTATTTGTAATTTTTGTCAAAAAAGTTACAAGGCGAGAAACAGTGTGTGGTATCACGAAAAAAAATGTGAATTTAACACTGGAAAATATAGTAATAAGTCAGATGAGAATATACTATTGCAAAATGTTAACACACACGTAAAACAATCACAACAACAATCTGAAATTCAAGCATTAACTGGACTTATTTTTGAACTGGTTAAAAGTAATACAGAGTTACAAAAGAATATATTTGACATTTGCAAACAAGGACAGACTAATTATACATCCAATATCAACAATAACAACTGCAACAATAAAACGTTTAATCTTCAATTTTTTCTAAATGAAACTTGCAAAGATGCTATGAATATTATGGATTTTGTTGAATCTGTTAAACTACAAGTATCCGATCTAGAAAATGTAGGAAAAGTTGGTTATATTGAAGGAATATCCAATATAATCATTAAAAATTTAAAAGAAATGGATGTTGAGAAACGACCCGTTCATTGCACAGACCAAAAAAGAGAAGTCATGTACGTGAAAGATGAAAATATATGGGAAAAAGAAGATGAGACAAATAAAAAATTGCGAAAAGCGATTAGAATGATCGCTCATAAAAATATTTGTATGTTGAAAGAGTTCAGAGATAAATATCCGGATTGTGAGGAATATGACTCTAACAAAAATAGTCAATATAACAAGATAGTATATGAGGCGATGGGAGGTAAAGGTGACGATGATTATGAAAAGGACACAAAAATTATAAAAAAAATAGCAAAAAATGTCACTATTGATAAACTATAGAAATAAAATATATATCTTTAAGTTTCAAAGTCGTCTTACCATACAGTGTCAGTATTTTTCCACCACATACCATCACCCTTTTTAACATTGTAAACTGATCTAAAAATTTGAGAACGCGATAATGGAACGTTGCATCTATATTTATCTAATGGATGAGGGTTTGTTTTTAATTGAGCAGACAATGCTTTTTTAGATATTTTTTGTTTTTGCTGAAATGCGTAATATATGTAGAATACTTCATAAGAAACAAACCTGATAGGTATTAAGTCATCATTATTATCTTGATAATCCTTCAAATATCTATCGCAAATAGCCATTCCGGATATATCGGCTAAATCTTCACCAATACCAATAGACGCATCAAATTTTATACCATCTCTTGCAGCAAATTCTTCATATTGACTAATAACATCTTTTTGAATTGCCTTAAATTTCTTTTTATCTTCAGGTGTCCACCAGTCGTTAAGGTTGCCTTCTGCATCATATTGACTACCCCAATCATCAAACCCGTGGGACATTTCGTGGCTAATAGTAAAACCCAAGTGGGCTAAATTGTATTCTATTCCACGTTCATCTAAATCAACAAAAGGTTTCTGAATATATCCCAAATTAATGTAAATACCATTCTTTGAAGGCGTATAAGATGCGTTTACTATATAAGGCTGGTTTCCTGTCATTTTCAGTGGGTATTGAGAAAAATCAACCATAGGTAGTTCAATTACTTCTTTACCCTCCATTTGAATAAACTGGTCAATTCTCCATCTACTAATTAATAACATATTATGATACAATGAATCATTATAAGGAAGCAATGGATCTTCACGAACCTCTTCAGGATATCCAACAGTAAATTTTAATTTACTCAATTTGTATAATGCATATTTTTTTGTAGAAGGTGATAACCACGTATTATTTGACATTATTCTATGGAATACCTCTTTCAAATCATTACATAATATTTTTACATACTCTATTTTTGCTGGGTCTGAATACTTTTCAACGTATTTTTGAGATAAAAAACTATTAAATGGAATTGACATATATAATGATGAACTTACTGCGTTTGTTTGATTAATAGCTTCTTGACCTCTCTCAAATTTACCGAAAAACTCATAAAATAAATCTTCCCATTTTCTTGTAATTCTGCAGATAATTTGTAAATACATGTAAACCCAATAAGTTTTCCATTTTTCTGATTTCCAATTTTTTAAAAATAATTCTGTTCCACATTTTAAATAATTTAAACTTGAAGTGATGAAAAAATCAGGGGTTTTCTTAAAACCTAAATTTTTTGAAAACTCATCAAAGTCAAAATTATATTTTTCTATTGCTTCTTTTTTTGAAACTTTATTGTAACTTTTTTCATTTTTAGTTGCGTCTTGACAACCTAAAACGTCAAACATTTCAACTTCGGTATTAAATACATCGTCAGTGTTATAACCATGTCCTTTTCCCAAACATAAATCAAACAAATCTTTACAAAATTTCTTGAATTTATTTCTATAATTTTTTTTGTATTCTACATTTGTTCCGTCGTCGTAATAGACATTTAAATCTAACAATATAAATTGATGCGGATTAATATAACTTCTAAAAATATTTGATTGTTTATCATCTGAACTTATCATAAAAACAAATGGGCTCAAATAATTATACATATAACTCCTATTTACGTAAGCCAATAATTTCCAAGGATTTCCTATTTCAAACATATCTTCCAGTATTTTTATTTCTTCTTTACATTTGATTTTACTATCTTGTATTGAATTCATATTGATTACAGAATCATAAAAATTTTTCATAATTTTTGCAATTTTAGTATTATTATTTTTAATAAAGTCAACAACAATATCATGTAAATAATGATAAACTCTATCTTGAGTTAATCTAAAATCATCAACCTGAACAATATATTTTTGCTGTTTATTGAGTTCTACGTCTTTAAGCCATTTATAATTAATATAAGAATAATAATCATTCTCTGGTGTAATAGAAGAAGGCGAAAATTTTGATAATAATAATTTTGTAAATTTGTGCGTAGATAAATTATACAATTTATTTGTCTTAAATTCTTTTTGATATTTTTTTTGAAAAGCTTTGAGACCGATTGGACAATCCTTTCTTAATATTAATTCATTACCTTTTAATTTATAATTAATTTTTTTTACAGTGTAATGAATTTTTTTTGTTTTATTTTTACTAAAATTTTTTGATATGTTTTTACTTGTTTTTGTCATAATTCTATAATGTTTATATAAGATATATAAATATAAAAAATAAATTTAGCATCCATTTATTTATAAATTATAATATTTATAACTATTATAATGCCTGTTTATAATATTCATAAGGCTCTTTTTTCTAAAAGACAAAGCAAATGTAAAGGAAGAAAAAATAAACATTGTAAAACTGCTAAAAAAAAGTGTCTTTGGGCACACGGAACCAAGCGTTCATTTTGTAGAAAAAGAAAGTCAACAAGGCGACGTACTTAAATACTTATTTATAAAAATAGTAAGTATTTAGGATTTACGCAAATATAATTAAATTTAATATTCTGAATAAGGAACATTATTTCCCGCGCGAGTTATCAAGTAGTTGTATGTGTTAGAATTCATACAAGCACAACCCATGCTACTTGAATATGTATTAGGACAGCATTCAGGACTAAACGGCATATTATCAAATAATGACAATTGACCATCTGGTAAAGGTAGATTTTGATTAGGACGATCAATAATAGCTTGAGCAGCTTTTGGAATAGGCTTGCCTGGAATAATTGTCAAATCTGGATTGCCCCATTTAGATGAATCTAAATTTATTGACTGATTCGGATATGCTGCGGATTCACCATAATTAGTATTAGCTCCAGAGAATCCCTCAGTAGATGCATTTTTTTTAGAACTACTTGATGTTGAATTAGCACTACTTGGTGCTGGTGCTGGAGCAGGAGTATTCATATTAGGTGCATCCCCACCATTTGAAAGAGCAGGCGCTGGAAATGGTTGAGTTAGAGTATCCATTCCTTCTCTTTTTACAGAAATATTACTGCATCCGCAAATTGTATGAATTACTAAAATTAAATAAACAATACCAATTAGAATTAAAACTTCCAAATTTAATTTAAATCCAAAAATAGAGATATCCATTATACATATTTCATAGATAATAATTTTCCTCTATATTTTTCTAAAAATAAGTCAATGCAAGAATTATAATCATAAAAATTAACCCCATTTATATGAAAAGTTTTTGAATCAGTTAATAAATGATATAGTTTAGGTTCACTTTCTATATATTTTTTTAAATGTTTATATTTTTTATCTAAATCCAAAGTACATGTAAACCCCAAAGATTTTTCGCAAATGTTTAAATTTGAACCACCAGTTACAAATCTATTTTTTGCTAAATTATAGGTAGCTTGCTCAAGTAAATTTGTACCATCTATTTCAACGTATCCATAAACTCTTTCACCGTTTTCAAGAATGTCTCCAATAGAAACATTTTTAATATTTTTAGTAATACCATTTTTCAATTTAATCTCTGTATTTTTTTCAAAACCTCCATCTAAATATCTATGGATATCCGAATTATTTACAATCAAATCGTCCATACTATAATTCAATGATTTGTTGGAATTAAACATAAGATTTTTAATCCTTACATTTTTTATTTTTTCTAATTCATCATCATATATTTCATCCCAATCAGTAAATAATATGTCATTAATTTCAATTACTTTATTTTCAGTATTAATACAATATAAATAAGGTTCGTTATATTGTTCTATTTTAACAGAGTAAGGATGTCCATCTACGCGAACCCATTTATTATTATATTTCACAAGATGAGAATCTGAAACTATGACACCATTTAAATTATACATAAATGATCCTTTTGTCTCAACTACAATTTTAGATGTAATTAATGTGTTTCCATTTAATTTCTCTCCTACCTCTACATCTGAAATAGTTTTAACTATTCCATTATTCATAATTATTTTAGTATTTTTATCAAAACATTTCAAACTTGGTTTTTTTAATCCGGGTATAGTCAACCCTGTGTTAATATCCAATACTCGTGACATAAATGTTAATATTAGCGCCAAAGGTATGGATATAGCAACAAACGTAGCAGTTCCGGCTATTGCAGTTCCCCATGTAAATGGAAATATCCAAAAAATAAAAATCATTACAGCCATTGCAATTAAAATAGTAATAATAAATTGGACAATTGAACCTAATAGTGATTTTAAAGTAATATAAGCTCCTATTGTAGTTAATAATCCAGCAGTCATTGTACCTTGCGCTTTGGCTGCAAAATCTTTAAATTTAATAATGATTTGTTGCAAAGGAATCATTACATTTAATAACCTACCCATAATTTCTTCAACTATTGTAATAAAAAAAGTTCTCACTTTATTTGTTATTGCTCTAATATCATTTATTGCCTCTTTTATATAATTTACGAGTTTTGTAATATTATTAGTTATAAACGTTAAAGGTTCTACAGCAAATCCTGTAATTCCTTTTAAAATATTTTGAGCACAATAATTAAAATTTTGACTAGTAAAATCATTGAAACTCATATTTTGTGGTTTATTAATAAATCCTGCTATTGGAATGATATATGGTTTACACCGTTGATTTACCCAATCTTGCTTTATTGGTTGAATGTTTTGCAGAGCAATACATGAAGCTATAAAGATTATTAATATAATTGTAATTATAACAAACAAAATAAGTGAAAAACCATACTGATCAAAATAGGTTAGGTTTTCATACATTTTATTTACATTATTTAATCCAGGTTCTTTATTTGCGACATCCATATATTATGTATTATTTGTTATTGTATATTATATATAAAATATAATATACAAATAATCATTTTATTTATTATATTTATTTCATCTCATTACAATTCATTTATATTTTTAAAAAATGATCCTCCCAATCCCAAAAAATTTCACTACCAATTTGTATTTTGTGATCACTTGTAATTAAACAGCTGAACCAGTCACTTTGGATTTCCTTACATATTTTTGCATTTGAATAATTTTCAACTTTAATAAATTGTTTATTGATTTTATTAAATACTAAATGTGACCCAGTTACATAAATATCTTCATCGGAAATACCCTTATTCTTTATGACAAAGAGAGGTATTTTTGACTTTTTATTGTCTATTTTCATAGTAGATTCAACAATGCTACCATTTTCCAAAACATCTCCTAAATTAATGTCTTTCATTGCAATAATAGTTCCATCTTTTAATTTTAATTTTGTTTCTGGATGAAAACATTTTCCAAGAGCTCTAACTAATTGACCAGGAGGACCATTCCAAGTACTATTCATTGTTTTAATACTTCCATCAATTAAATACATAAGAGTAACCATAATACCAATTGTTTTTCCCATTAAATCTTTTATTCCAATTGTTATTTTTTGAAATTCAATCACTAAATTTAAAAATACACCAAAAACAGATTGAATAATGGAAGACGAAAACGTTCTTATTTTATTAAACATTGCTCTAACCATATTTATTTCATTCATAAAACTAGAAAGTACACCGGTTAATGAACCTGTTATGTAGGTTATTGGTTGCAGTAAGTAACCCATAAAATTAGATTGAATGTTTTGAATACAGTAAATAAAATCTTTTTCAATATTATCTGATAAAGGCATATACAGTGGATTACATCTATATTGAGGCCAATTTTTCTTAATTTCTTGTACTGAACTTAAATAAAATGTTCCAGCAATATATATAGCAAATGCTAAATTTATATATATAAAATTTATCCAGTTTTTTCCTGATGGCATAAATTACAAGTCTTAACTTATATTATTAATATATAATTATTCAAATATATTTCCTCTTATTTGAATAATTAATTGAATAACTTAGATTTTTTTATTTTTTCTTGACTTTCTATTGCGCAATTTGTTTCTTTTTACAGAATATCTTTTAGTTCGTTTTTTTTTGCTAATTTTCATCATATTACTTCTTTTATTTTTTTTGCCTCCACTGTAACAACCCCATTGATATTGATTGGTATTTGTATTCATGTTTATATCATAATGACCACCCATTTGAGTTGCGTATTTATCATAAACTGCGTTTGCTGCGCTTTGTGTACCAACTGCAGCATTTTGTTGAATAATACTATTAGGATCTTGACCAGGTCCTCCTTGTGGTTTGTATTGCATACTAAATTGAGGAACAGGTATTACACTGGTACTAGCGCCCCCGCCCCTTTTTCTTAATCTTCTATTTCTTCTACCTGTTCCGCCTATAGTCTGCAAAGATAACAATTTTTGATTTGCAGCGTTACCTTGTGCAATAGCAGAATCTCTTGGATTACCAGCCAGCATTCCTTGCTGGGTTGGTAAAAGCATTCCAGGAATGCTATTATTAATTGTATTATTGTTGTTAATATTAGACATATTGTATGGATTATATATAATTAAAATATAATAAATTTAGTTTAATTTAAAAATAATTATTCTTAGTTAAATTATACAACAACTTCAATGGACACAATGGACGAAAAACAACGACTTCATCTACAAAAGATGATCGCAGCAAATAATGTAGAAGATCAAACTGAATCAATACGTAGATTAAAACATAGTCACATATTACGCAAAGATTTGAATAATATGGTGTTAATTAAAGCTAAATATCGCGATGATCCTGAAAAGATACATCTTGAAAGTATGCATGAATGTAATTTTTTATTTACTTATTACACTGATATTTATAACAAAGTTAGAAAAGATGAAATAGATATTAATATATTGCATCAATTTTTAGATGTACTACAAAAAATAGAGTATGGTCAATTGGATCAGCACACTGGTTCATTCCAAGTTGGAACTCTTTTAAAAAAATTATATGTAGATAGCGCATTGAAAAAAGCAGAGAAATTAGACGAAGAAAATAAAACAAACAAAGAAGAACCTGTAAAACCTAGTGTTCAAATTAACTGGAGACAATTTAAGAGGATTACACCTTTTTACATTTCAAACGCCGAATAAAAAAGAGGTTTCCCTCATTTTTATTTTTTTATAATCATTAAAATTAACTTACAATTTAAAAGTAACTTTACTATATCGCACAATATAACTATATTCTACAGGCAAATTTACTCTACATTTTTCACTATTTCTTCTAATTGTTCCGGGTCCTTTTATATGAGTAAGAAGTTCACAATCATTTAATCCATACAAATCTGTATAATGAACTTCTACGTCAGCAGTCCAACCTGCGCCGCTTCCACTCCATCCTAATTGTTCATTAGTCAACGAGATATCAATAAGAGGTCCAAACTCACGTGAATTATGTGAGCGATATGTCGCAACAGCAGCCAGTTTGCCTTGAGATTTGTTTTTCACAAACCATAATCTATCGCCTGGTTTAACAGTTTTTATAAAATGTTTATTTGTACCAGTTTTTGAAGAAATCCCCCAAATTTGGTATTTGGAAGAGTGTTTAAGGTTTTCTCCATCACCACATCTCAATATCCAATCAGTAGTCATTTTAAAATCTCAAACTTTATATATTTTATGCCTTTTTTAAATATAAAAAAAGTATTTCAATTTTTTTTAGTTTACATATAAAAATACGTAAACTAAAAATTATAATTGGCGTTTGAAATGTAAAAAGGTGTAAAAACTAGTTTGATAATATAAAAAATTATTATTACAATAATTGCAAACAATAACTTGCATCAAGTTTAAAAGAAACCTTTGTAATTATTTTTGGTAATTCTTGACTGATAATACCAAAAGCAGGTAATATTCTGTCAATAGAACGCATTAATGGAAATCTTACGAGAAACATATCTTGTCCGTTGTTTAGACATTCATTTACATCGGTTTGCTGATTCTTTTTTAACAAAAAACTTAAAAGATCACAACAGGCTAATTGCCCTGACAATAATGGCTCTAATGAAACAATACCAAACCCTAATGGAGTATCTAAACTAATTGATATTTCTTCAATAATTACACATGGACCATTTACAGGCATTGTAAACGTAAAATTGTTCCATGTGTATTCATCTATATGTCCAATTGCATTTACTGAATCATCATTAACAATTACGTTTACATTCTCACCAAACGATAATTTTATTTGCTCTGCAAATCTAACCACAACAGATTGCATTGAAGAAACTGTGTCAGTTTCATCGCCCATGTTTTATATTATAATTATAATATAAAATTATTCAATTGTGTGAAATTTTCAATATATATCATAAAATTTTCGTTGATAATGTTTAGCATCTGCACCACACATAGTTTCATTATTTCTACATGTTCTAGATAAATAAAATAATACAAGTGCACTGCATCTATCTTGAGGATATACCTTTATATGATGAACTAAAGGTTCTTTATATTCTTGTCCAATTACAAACCGTTGTTTATTTTTAGGTTTTATAAATTTGGAACAACGACTAAACTCATAATTTTCATTTTCTATAAAATATTTGCAATTTTTACATGACTTTGCATGTATAGGTTTTTCTTCAAAAGAAGCAATTGTTCTCTCAATTAAATGAATATAACCAAAACAATGAGTAAATAATGGGAATAATAAACATAAATAATAATATTTTATGAACATCGCACAAGCTAATATTATTATTAATATAGAATAAATTTCTAAATCATTATCACAATAAATTATTATTTTGAAAAAGGTTAAACATTGTTCATTATAATTAATTAAATTTAACTAACATATTAATGTCAAAAAAATATTCCACTACAACAACTCTACTTATTGTAGAATCTCCTGCAAAATGTAAAAAAATAGAAGAATATTTGGGACCAGGTTATAAATGCGTTGCTAGTTTTGGTCATTTAAGAGAATTACCTTCTCTCTCCAATATTAGAATAGAAGATGATTTTAAGCCAACTTATCAAATTATCAACAATGCTTTGAAGAAAAAACAAATAGAAGTTCTCAAGAAGGCAATAAAAAATGCTGACGATGTTATTATAGCAACAGATAATGATCGGGAAGGCGAAGGAATCGCGTACCACTTGTTAGAATTATTCAAACTTCCGTCAAACACGAAACGGATTGTTTTTAATGAGGTAACAGAAAAAGCCTTGCAACAAGCAGTGAAAAATCCACGAACGATTGATATGAATATGGTTCACGCTCAACAAGCACGACAAATATTGGACCTCTTAGTTGGTTTTAAAATAACGCCAATGTTATGGAAATTTATATCACAAAATTCAGAGAAATCTCTTTCTGCTGGTAGATGTCAAACCCCGGCACTGAGATTGGTTTATGACAATCAAAAAGAAATTGACAATGCGGACAATAAAAAAGTATTTAATACGACAGGTTATTTCACAAATATGAATTTGCCTTTTGAATTGAACCATCAATTTGAAGTAGAAGATGAAATGGTTGATTTTCTAGATAAGACAGCCGACCACAATCATATTTATAATTGTTCACAACCAACAAAAGTGTATAAACAACCACCTGAACCGTTTACAACAAGTAGATTACAACAAGTAGCCAGTAATGAGTGTCATTTCTCTCCAAAAGAGACAATGAAATTATGTCAAACGTTATATGAAGGAGGATACATTACTTACATGAGAACAGATAGTAAAAAATACAGCGCTGACTTTTTAGAAACTACAAAAAAATATATTCAAACTAATTATGAAGAAAAATATATCAATGAAAATATAGATGCGTTGTCTTGTCGCCAAGAGAGCGATGAGTTACAAGCTAAACCAAAAACCAAACCTAAATCAAAATCAAAGGATAATCTTGCTCAAGAAGCTCATGAAGCAATAAGGCCAACTAAGATTTCTCTCAGAAATTTACCTGAAAATATTAATCCAAGAGAAAGAAAAATGTACAAGTTGATTTGGGAAAATACATTGGAAAGTTGTATGGCTTCGGCAATTTATAATTCTGTAAAAGCACAAATTCAGGGTTATAAATCCCTTGTGTTTCAATATACATCAGAATTGGTATCTTTTCCTGGATGGAAAATAGTCAAGAATAAATTTTCAACTGACAGCAAAGAATTTCAATATTTGCAAACAATAAAGCAAAATCAGAGTATTAAATACAATAAAGTTGTTAGTAAGGTAACGATAAAAAACGTTAAAATGCATTTTACAGAAGCACGACTTGTCCAATTATTAGAAGATAAAGGAATAGGCAGACCCTCTACATTTTCAGCTTTAATAGATAAAATACAAGAGCGTGGATATGTAAAAAAAGAAGATGTAAAGGGTAAGACAATAATAGTAAAAGATTATGAATTAGAAAATGACGAAATTTCCGAAGTAGAAGCAACTCGTGAATTTGGTAATGAAAAAAACAAACTAGTATTGCAACCATTAGGCAAAATAGTAATGGAATTTTTAGATAAACACTTCTTGGAATTATTAAATTATGATTTTACTAGAGAAATGGAAGAAGATTTGGACAGCATATCAAAAGGTGATCACGTTTGGTACGACCTCTGCAAAACATGTAACGATAAGTTAGATGCTATTATAACTCAAGTAAAAGAAACCCAAAAGTCAAAATTTGAAATTAAAATAGATGAAACCCACGTTTATACTATAGCAAAATATGGCCCTGTTATAAAATGCGTAGAAAAGGTAGATGGTAAAAAAACTACCACATACAAATCTATCAAAAAAAATATGGAAATAGACATGGATAGATTAGAACAAGGTTGTTATACCTTGGAAGAGTTAGTAGAAAATGACAGCGAAAAACAGGCCAAAACAGCAGCAAATCAAGTCAACTTAGGTAAATACGAAGATAGTGACGTCATATTAAAAAAGGGTAAATTTGGTCTCTATGTGACATGTGGAGAATTATCCAAAACGTTGAAACAGTTGGGAAATAGACCAATAGAAAGTATACAACTTGACGAAGTAATTCCATTATTAGAAGAAGGAAGTAATATGGTGAGAGAAGTATCACCGAATATTAGCATTAGAAAAAGCAAAAAAGGGGATTATATATTTTTCAAGACACCAAAAATGAAGAAACCCAAGTTTTTTGCCCTGAAAGGATTTGAAGAAGATTATAAAACGTGCGACATGGATGTTTTAAAATCATGGTTGAAGGAGAACTTCAACCTTTAGAATCCACCTTTAGAAAAGCTGGATTCTAAAGGTGGATCTAAATATTGACATAATTAACTGCTCTATTAATCATGGGTAAAAGTGTAGTAAATTCTAATGTAAATGTATATTCAAACACTCCGAAATTAACTAATTCCCCATTATGATATCTGAAACGAAATTTTAAACGTCTTATTCTCTCTACAGGAGGATCAAAAAATTTATATGAATTAGCCGGACCATCATAATACTGAGAAGTTGGTGTTGAGACGATGGGTATTTTTGCAAACGCGGAATTTACAATACCATTCGTTTCATTTGTTGTTAACGTGAATTTACTTATGTTATAAGGCTGTGTTTCATCAATACAATTGTATTTAAAAAGCTCCATATAAATATAAGATGGTCCAAATATATTAATTTTGTATGGACATTCAATGAATTGAACAACTGCGTTAGGTAGTACGTTTCCAGCGATATCCGTAGGAGGAGTCAACCAAATTCCATTGTCACCAATACTATTGACGTCGCCATAGTAAAAACGTATATAGTTATTTGAAATCATATAATTATCACTAATTGGATAACCGGTTGTTTCATCTGTCAATAAATTAATCGGAGGAGAAGAAGTTACATTACATCTTGTAAGACCTAAATTACCTGGTAATCCCCAATTTGAAAAATCAGGAACTTGATTTTTTCTACACAATAATTGTTCATTAACTTCTGAATTAGCTATAAATACATATTCATTCAAAAGTTTAAAGCTATCTGATTTATTTCCAAACCATATTTTTTGTGAAACATTATTATAAACAATAACAAACCGTGCATAACCTCCTGAATTTATAAATTCTTCTAATAAAGTTATTAAATTATTTTCTTCAAAATAATTAGCAATTTTTTTTGTAACAGATTCATTAAATTTATTTGTTAATTCTATTACTAATTGTGTAGGATTATAAAATCCTTCTTCAATAGTAACAATAAAATTATCATTAGAACTGTTTAAAGCTTGATAAATAGCATTTTCTAAAGGATAATCGTCAGGATTTAATGGTTGATAAACATTTATTAATTTAAATATCATTGTGATATTAGAGTTTAATACTGAAAAAGTGTCATAATTAGATGGAAAAGACCAATCAACCAGTTTCATGGTTGATATGTTAGTTATATCTTCTGGTAATTCAATTTCAAATTCAGAAGAATTAGGATATGCTGTAGCATCTCTATCTTCAGAATGTATTGAAACATATTTTTTATAAGTCAAAAAGTTTTGGGAATTTTGTTGAAGAGGATGATTTTGATTCGTATTTGAATATGTAGTATTATTATTATTATAAAATTTACTCATCTATATAAATTATATACATTATTTTTTATATTAAAATTATTATTTTATAATAATAAATTATAAATATAAAATAATATGTTAAACAAAAATATAAACTATGGTGGTAAAACACATAATTCAACTAGTTATATAAAAATTTTTAGTAATTCGCGGGATGCATTTAATACCACTTTTAGAGGAGAAGGTACGCTCACTTGTTTTATTAAAACTACCAATCCATCAAAAATGAATGGTTCATTTATAAAAACCTTTAATAACTATAACAATTGTAACAATTTTAATTCTTAAGAGAAAAATTATATAATTATTATATATGACAAATTGGTATTCGGGTATTTATAAATCGTTAATAATAGCTAGTGTAATATCATTCATTATTTATTATTTTTCTTCAGGAAATGTTTCTTTAGGTGCATTAATAAGTGGGTATTCAGTATTAACTTTAAGTATAATGATGATATTATATATTGTTTTATTTAATCTTTTGCAAGTAAATCAAAACCAAGGTTTTTTTCAAACAATGTTAACAATGATAACAACCTGTGGACCATTTTTGTTAATGCTATTTATTATAGGATTTACATTATATTCAATTATTAAATATAAAAATAGAATTCTGTTAGGTCATGTATCTAATGGTTACACAATTTTTAGCAATATAACTGTATTAATGATACTTTTACAAGTATATTTAGTTTATAATAATATTAATACAGATAAATTTGAAACAACAAAAAAATTATCAAAAATAACAACCAGCATTTTGTATTTATATGGAGTTATTACAGCAATAAGTTCAATAACTTTGTTTACAATTTTAAATAATTTTTCAGCAGATGGTTAACAGCAATGACTAAGGGCGGTTTTATCATTTATTTTGATAAATTTATACGTCAAACCAAAGCTAGAATTAATTTCCCATACACCAGAAATTTTCAAAATAAAACTAACGTTTGATTTATTTTGAATTTCTTGAAAAATTTTAATATACCCATTTTTAAGTTGTTCATTTATTTTATACTGTGGAAATTTATTATAAAATACATTTTCAAGTTTTTTAAGAATATTTTCTTCTATTAATTTAATTTTTTCTATTAAATCTTTATGATTATTAACATTAAAATTACATTTATATTTATTGTAGTATTTGTCACAAACTATATCTTTTAAACTTATAAATAAATATATACCATTTAAAGTAAAATTATTCGTAGAATATAAAATTCTAATAAAATTACCATCATTCATAACATTGTTTTTAATTGGTTCACAAAATATAATATAACTATCATCGTATTGATTTAAATCTTTTACTAAATTCATAACTAATTATTTTAAATTAATATAAGCTACCGTTATATTATAACTACTAGTGTTTTTAAGTTTTTATCATAAGTTAACATTTACTAAGTAAATAAGTTTTATAACCAAATAAAGAATATTTTATTTATATTAATAGCTAATATGAAATTTTATGAAAGTCATTTTGAAGAATATATAATTGAAAATCAAAGAGTAAATCTTCATCCAAAGTTAGAAAAAATATATTCAAAATTTCCAAAAGAAATTAATAAGTTGCGAAATATAATTTTTTATGGACCAAGTGGAGTTGGTAAATATACTCAAATGTTGAGATCAATAAAAAAATACAGTCCTTCTGAATTAAAATATGAAAAAAAAATAAGTGTTACATACAATAAGCAACAGTATTATTTTAAAATAAGTGATATACATTTTGAAATAGATATGTCATTATTAGGATGCAATTCAAAGTTATTGTGGCATGAAATTTATTTACAAATAATTGACATTATATCTGCAAAAAATGAAAAATCTGGAATCATTGTATGCAAATATTTTAATGATATACACAATGAATTATTGGAAAATTTCTATAGTTATATGCAAAAAAATAATACAAGTTGTGTTGATTTAAAATATATTTTGATAACAAATGAACTAAGTTTTATACCAAATAATATTTTAAATTGTTGTCAAGTAATAAATATAGCTAGACCAACCAAAACAAGTTATACGAAATGTGTTAAAAAATTTCCAAATAAAATTCAATTAGAAAATATTACAAACATAAAAAACCTACATTTTTATAATGAGGAATTAATGTTACAATACAAAATAATTTGCAATAAAATAATAAGCAATTTAATCAATATTGAAGAAATTCATTTTTTAAAATTCAGAGATATTTTATATGATATGTTTATTTATAATTTAGACATATCAAACTGTATATGGTACATTATTACAACTTTAGTAAATCAGAATAAAATTAATAAAGAACATTTGTCTCCTGTTTTAATTAAAACATATTGTTTTTTTCAATATTATAACAACAATTATAGACCAATTTATCACATGGAAAATTATTTGTTAAGTTTAGCAAAATTAATTCATGGAATATAAATATAATAATCTAAAATAAAACCAATTAATAATAACGCATATTATACAAATTTATATTCATATAATTGTTGAATCTTGAAATAATTTTTGGTTGTTTATTATTAAGCAAACGAAGAATTTCTTCTTGAGGTTGGAGTATTGGATAATTTGCTTGAGTAAAATAACCAAATGAATGAAAATCTTTTGGTACACCTCTACTATAGAAACTAGCACTAGTACGAACTTTTCCCATTTTATTATCTATAATAATATGTTAGATAATAAAATAAAGTTTAACATGAAATACTGACTTAAAATCAATAATAAATAAAATAATAATGGATTATTGTACAGCATTTAATATATTAGAGTTTGATATTTCTAAAAAAAATACAAAAGATATAAATTTACATAAATTAAAAAAACATTATCATAAATTGGCTTTACGATATCACCCAGATAAAAATGGAAATACAATTGAATCCAATGAAAAATTCAAGCAGATACAAGAAGCATATTATTATTTAAAAAATGAGTTACAATTTTTGGATTTAGATAATGATGGTCAATATGAAGAAGAAAAAAACCCATCAAATCAAACAACACCTGTTTACATGGATGTTTTGCATTTATTTATGAAATGTATTTTAGAAGGTAAATACGATGAAGCTATATCAAAAATTATTCAGGAGATTGTTACAGGATGCAAGAAAATATCAATTTCATTATTTGAAAATTTAGATAAAGAAACATGTATGAATATTTATATTTTTCTCTCTAAATATCGTTTAATACTTCATTTAAATGATTCAATTTTAGAAGGAGTGAGAGAAATTGTACAGCAAAAATTTGATAATGTATTGGTTTATAAATTAAATCCTAGTATAAATGATTTATTGAACAACAATATTTACAAATTAAATGTAAATGATGATATTTGTTATGTGCCTTTATGGATAAATGAATCTTATTTTGATGTTTCAGGTTGTGAAGTTATTGTTTTATGTGATCCAGATATACCAGATAATATAGTGATAGATGATAATAATAATATTCACTTAGTGAGAGAAATTTCTATTACAGATGAGTTGATTCAACTAATAAAATCTAATACGAATTTAAAAATAGAATTAGCTAACAAAGTATTTGAAATTCCAATAGAAGAATTATATATGAAAAATGAGCAAATATATGGAATAAAAAATGCAGGTTTATATATTTTTGATGATTTCAACATAAATAATACGTATTCCGAAAAAAGTGATATTTTTGTTAAAATTAAATTGGTTTGAAATTGTAAAATAGTTGAAGTAGCTATTTTAGAAATAGTTGAAGTAGCTATTTTAGAAATAATAACTACATTTTTTCATAAAATAATATTTATATAATTTATATTAGAATAAATGGAAAATAATCGCGTTATAAAACGTAATTTTGTTACCGATTTATTTCAATTTTGTGTTAAATCAATAAAAATGTTACAAAAAACGAATCTCCCAACAGAGTATGATAATTTTAATGAAAAACAGAGACATAATTATAATAATATTATGATAAATTTTTTATTGTTTGTTGCAAAAAAACAAACAGATCCTTCATTTAGAGATATGTTTGCAAGATTGGCGTTTTATTTATATGTATTTTTAGAAAATGCAGGGTCTGTTCAAAGCGGTGGTGTACGAATATTACGAGGAAATGTAGTAATGGATGTAAATGATAATGAAATACAACCAGGCGATGTGCTACTACAATATGTTCAAGGTGGACTACAATTAGGACAACAAGTTGTACAATATGCTGCTCCTTTATACAACCAAGCACAACAACAAATGGTTGTACAACCACCTCAACAGATGATTGCACAACCACCTCAACAGATGGTTATGGATAGAGATGAGCAATTTAGACGAGAAATGATTGAATTAGAACAAGAAAGACTGCTTGAAGAAGGGAGAGGAAGACTTGATATATTGAGAGCAAGAAGACAATTAATGAGGGGAGAAGTACCTGTTTCCCAACATGCATTAAATACAAGTGCATCTGTAGCTACTGGTTTTTGTTGTGCATTATTTATGAATACTTCTACAAATTTATCATCTAATGCTTTTCAAAATGTTGGAAACCTTTTAAAAGACGCTGTTTCAGGTGCAGGTGAAGCAATATCTAATGCTGGAGATTTAATGATTCCTAATTCTGTTAAGACAGGTGTTAAAGCTGGTTATAATACATTGAGAACATTTGATGATTACGTTGCATCTTTTTTTACAAGTGCTTCATCAAGTGCAGGTGGTGCAGCTAACACTACACTATCAAATTTAGTAAATAGTACTACAAATGTAAATGTAGGTCTACCAGATCCTATACAACAAGGATTTTTTGAACGAGTTTGGGATAACATGATAGTACTTGGAGATAAATTACAACCAGGTGATTTATCAGATAGTGCTAGCCAGTGCGGTCTTTGTTGCTGTGTAGGCACTTTTACATGTCTAACTTATGGCACAATTCAACGCGCAAAAAATACTCAACTGCGAATAATAGAAGGAGGACCACTGCATGCAGCACTTAATCATGAAGCAAATGAAAGAAATCAAAATTTTGCAAGAATTGCGGCAGGAGTAGGAGCAGCAGGAATGGTGGCTATCATGGGTCCAGCTGGTATACCACCTGCAATGGGTTTAGTAAATACAGCCAATGTAATATTGAATAATCCTGTTAATAATGTTGATAATCAAGCCTATCCACAACTAGCACCGGTACAAGTACAAGCTGCTCCACAACCAATATTATTAGAAGCACCTCAACCAGTTCAACAAATTGAAAACGTTGGATTGAGACAAAGAAATGTTGGTAATAATCAAGGTCATAACGGAGGATATCAAAAATTTAAAAAAACTAAGAAAAGTAAAAGAAATAATAGAAAAACAAGAAAAATGAAAAGAAATAATAGAAAATCTAGAAAGTATAAAAAAAGTAAAAAATAAGCGAAATAACAAAACCGAATCATGTAAAATAAATTAAAAAATAGTTTTTTAATTTATTTTATTTACATATAAAATTACAAATGTTTAACAATTTATTTAAGCTTCGGTTTTCTTCTTGACAACGCGCTTCTTTACTACTTTAGGTTCCTCAACTACAGGAACCGGAACTGGTACTGGAGCAGGAGCAGGTGTAACTACTTCTTCCTCTTCAACGTCATCATCTTCTTCTTCGTCAGGTTCTTCGTCACTATCATCAACTGCGGTTGATATTACTAGTGGTTCATCTTCCTCCTTAACAGTTTGATTCTTCAACTTTTCCTTATCTTGAGTCTTAAGCTTGATGAAGCATTGACCTTGTAATTGCGCTCTAGGCTTTTGAACTACAGCTTGTACTAATTTCCAACTAGCACTGAATTTTCCATTTACAAACCAAATTCCGGCAAATTGAATTAAACAAGCAATGTTTGAACCCTTCTTTAAATAATCTAGTGGTGTAAGTCCAGGATTTTCACTACTAGGATATAATCTAGTTGATTCTTCGTCATAAATTTCAGTCTTCCAAACACCCTCCCATTGTGGTAATTTAACTCTAATTGTAGGTTGTTTTGTATAATCATATTCACCAGTAGACTTATTTTTAGGATATTTTAAAAGAGGAGTGAATAACTCTTCAATAATTTCTGCGCTTTTATGAACTTTACCAAACCACTCCTTTGAATAAATTAATGCATCTGCTTTAATCTTATCTTCAAAAGCCTTAAGGTTTCTTTGAAATGCTTCTGTGTCTGGAGTCTTATACTCCTCATTTGGAAATTGAAGAGACAATTCAAATCTACCATTACCAACTTCTTCTCCTTCCTTCTTGAAATCACTTGCACCCCATGTAAGCATTAATGGAGTTGATAATGTTAATGTTGTTTTTGTTTGTTTGTTTAATATATTTACAGATTTACCTCCCTGAGCACTTGCTTTAGGAGCAGTATACATAACATTTTCAGCATTAAATTGAGCACCGTCTACGATTCTTTCAGCCATTTTATTTTTATGATATATACACTAATGATTTATCTTTAAATCAATTTTTTTTTTAATTAAAAATAAATTAAAAATGATCGTTAATTTATTACGATAAATGGTAAGAAATAATAAGACCTTTTATATATTTTATCTTGGAATCAAGTCATATTTAATATTTATATATATATAAATATTAAATATAAAAATATTTTATTATATTTAATTAAATGAATACTCTAGACGAATATATGAATCAATTAGTATTTAAATATGAAAAAACAATACAAATGAGCAAAAAATTGAATAAATTGAAAAACGAAAATGAAGAGTTAGTTATTTTAACAATTCATAATTATAAAAAATTAACAGAAAATAATTATAATATTCAAGAATTGAAAACAATTGCAAAATTTTACAAGTTAAAAATAAGTGGAAATAAAAAAGAATTGATTAGCAGGATATACGTTTTTCTTTTTTTGTCTTATTATATTATTAAAATTCAAAAAATTTTTAGAGGTAGGTTACAACGCAAATTCAACAATTATTTTGGCCCTGCTTTGAAAAAGAGAGAGATTTGTACAAATGATACAGATTTTGTAACAATGGACGATTTAAAAGATTTGCATTATGGCCAATTTTACAGTTTCAAAGATAACGATGGAAGAATTTATGGTTTTGATATAGCGTCAATATACAATTTAATATATAAAAATACAGATACTATTAATATTAGTAAAATTGGTGGAATCAACCCATATAATAGAAATAAAATTCCTACTTTTGTTATGATAGATTTAAAAATGATTATGCGAACAAGTAAAATATTAAAACTTAAAATAAATCTAGATTTTGACACTGATATAGGTAACGTTTCTAATGCTAAAACTGTTGAAATGAGAGCATTAACATTATTTCAAAGTATTGATGCTCTTGGAAATTATAGTTCCCCTGAGTGGTTTTTAACACTAAATAGAAATCAATTGATCAAATTTGTGAGAGAATTAAGTGATATTTGGAATTATAGAGCACAATTATCAAATGAAACAAAACAAAATATTTGCCCACCCATAGGAGATCCTTTTAGGAATATTAATTTATCTTATATTATGAATGAACATGATTTAGTAAATATAAAAAAAATAGTTTTAGATGTTTTGGAGAAATTCGTTAATAATGGTGTTGACCGGGATAGTAAAACTTTAGGAGCATACTATGTATTAGGAGCATTAACTTTAGTAAATGAATCTGCTGCTTCTTCGTTACCTTGGTTATTTCAATCAGTATCATATTTTTAAATTTTATACTTTTACAATTTACTCATATTATGGTAACAATATATATTATTTGCGTTAAATTACTTAAAAACTATTTATTTAGGTATACTATAATAAGATGGTTAGACAAACTAAATCTACTAAGACTACCGAGACTGAACAAGTCGCCGCTCCTGTTCCTACTTCCGTTGATTCTGCTCCTAAGGAAAAGAAAGTAAAGGTCGCTAAGGCACCTAAAGCAGAAACTGCTCCTGTTGTAACTGAAACTGCTGCTGTAGGCGAAGAACCTATTTCACTTGTTGTTGCTTCAGACAATGAAGCTCCACTTGCTGAACAATCTGTTGAATTTGCTGCAAAATTACAACAATTAAGTGTTGTTATTTCATCTTTAAAATCTGAATTCCGTACATTAGATAAGAAGTGGGCTCGCGAAATTAAGGTTGCACAAAAGCAAAATTCAAAGCGTAAGAGAAAGGCTGGAAACCGCGCTCCTTCAGGATTTGTAAAGCCAACTAGAATTTCTGATGAACTTGCTAAATTCTTAGATAAGCCTTCTGGAACTGAAATGGCTCGTACTGAGGTTACACGTGATGTTAACAAGTACATCCGTACCAACAACTTACAAGACAAGGAAAATGGTCGTAAGATTAACCCAGATTCCAAACTTGCAGCTCTTCTTAAACTAAAGAAGACCGATGAACTTACTTACTTCAATCTACAAAAGTACATGAGTCACCACTTCGCCAAGGCAACTAAGGAGGTTGCTGCTACCGCTTAATTTTTACAAAAGATTGAGCCAAACATAGAACAAAATAGAAAAAATATAAATAAAACAAAACAATAAAAATTTGAATCTTTATTAGAGATTCAAATTTTCAAAAACTTTTTGGAAGGACCTTTCAAAAAGTTGTGTAAAAAATTTGGTTCCACCTTACAACTTTTCAAAAAAGTTGTACAAAATATTTGGCTCCACTTTTTCTAAATGTGGATACGCTTTGATGATACAAAATACATTGAAAAAAGATAAAGCATTAAAATATTTGCAAAAACCATAATTAATTGTTGAATCATTAAAAGTAATACAGCGCGGTTAGTTTCAGGGTTTAAGATAGAATATCCGACACCAGCTTGAACTGTGACACTTGTATAAAAGCACTCTAATATGCTTAAATTATTCTTTTTTTTACTCACAATATTCAAAGTAAAATCGTCCCTATAAATCCAATATAAAAAACCGAATATAATGATACATGCTACTTCAAATAAAAAAGTTTTAAATAATTGTTTCATCTATAATTTAACGTTTTATTATTTTTACACATCCTTTTAGAAAGGTTGTACCAAATATATATTTTGTACAACTTTTTCTAAAAATTGTTTTTACTCCACTTTTTCTAAAGGTGGATAATACTTAATATTATTTTCTTTACTATTTGTTCATTTTGTTTACAATATAACTCAGTTTGCTTTAAATAATTATCATAATTATGAACACTGTTAATGAAATTAAGTTGCAATAAATATTTATTATTAAATTTAGACTGAAGCGCATGCCATTCATTTGCTTTTGTTGAGAAATAACTTAGTAAATCTAATATTTCAAAAATATAATTTTTACGTTGAAAATCTATGTTTTCACATTTTTCAGCTTTATTTTTATAATTCGCCTCAATATATTCTTTAATTTCAGGTTCATCTGGAAACGCAATATTAAAATATTTGCTAGGCGTACCAAAAAGAATATATTTTTCTAATTTTTCAAAAGATACTTTACGTAACATTTGTTTTAATACAACACACGTTTCTTCATATGTACAATAATTGTAGTAAGTATAACCTTTGAATACCATAGACAATTTTGTTTTTCCATTATTAAAATTGTAAATAAATTTTCTAAAAATTAATTTATAATGAGACAAATTAAATTTTATATCGTTATTTACAAATGTGTATATATATGAAACGATTTCTTCTGGAAGGTATTTTGTAATATTCTGTAATAATTTTGCTTCATTTCTACACAGTTTTTTTTCTTCTTTTTTTTGTACAAGTTGTTTATTTTTTTTATTTTTATTGCGCTGTAAAGCAGTAAGTTTTTTACTTCCCATATTTATTAAAGATATTTAATAATTGTATTCATTCATTACATAAAAATAACTTAAGCAAATCAATTTTTTTTAGAAACAGTTTCAAAATCTTCAATGCTATCATCATCCGACGTATAATTCAAAATGGCTTCACTTAGTCTTTTTTTATCTATATGAGTTTGATATAACAAAACCGTATCAATATTTATATACTCGTCTATTTCATCTAATTGGTATTTTGGATTTAGAATATATCGTACAATAAAAGTAATATCTAATTTCTGCGATTTCAAAATATCAACTAGTTTTACACTGTAGATGTATTTCTTCAAAGTTTCACGATTATATCTTTTATTATACAAATCTAACATATAACGGTATTATTATATTATATAATAGTTATATTTATTATTTTATATCATAATAGCAAAAAAATATTAAGGTATGTATTTATTAAGGTATTTATTATGATAAAATCAACGTGCGTAAATAAACCCATCCTTTTTCAATATTTCTTTCAAGTTTGTTTTTACCACAGACCTATTCATAATTTTAATATTTTCAAATTCTTTCAAATAATCGTTAAGGTCAAATATAGAACAAATTTTATCATATGATTCAGTATTGTCTATTTCTATATAATTTGCGTTTTCTTGAAGCAACCAATTATAAAACCCAATTTTGTCGCTTCTACTTTCATTTATTTTAAAGTTTTTTTTGTATTTTTTAAAATATTTCAATGTAGTATATAAATTGGCCTGATTATTTGAATTATAATCTGTCCCGGAAATAACACAAATTTCTCTCAATTCATTCTGTGTCATTTCTATTTTATTCAATATTTTTTTTGTATCATATAAAACAAACGTATGATTCATCAAACTCAAATACCTTAAAACACGTGGACACCCGTAAACAAACATATCCATATCTTCACTTAAACAACCCCATACAATCCCTTTAATTACAAGCATCGCACATAATTCATCGGCTTCAGATGGTGATTCACAATACGTCATACCGTAATTACTAATCAAACTTTTTACATCCTCTATTTGATTTTTACTAATATAGACAAATTTCTTTTTCAAAATATCCATTTTATTTATTATTTCATGTTTTTCATCTTCATCCATGTTTGAATCGTAATCCAAGTTAGTTTTGAGTTTAATGAATTCTTTTTCAGCCGCTTTTTTTTCTGCAAGGCGCTGTTGAATTAGTTCATTTTTTTCAGCTGGTGGTTTTCCATCAAATATAAATATTGGAATAATATTATAATGTCTGAATGTGGAGAGCATTAAATATATATTTTCTATTAAAGTATTTTCTGTTACAAATTTATATAAATAAATACTAATATCTACAGCAATTTTTTTACCTGACAATTGTTTCATATATATAATTTTAATAGCATCAGTATCTTTACATTCTTCTCTAAAATATTTGTTTAAATAACGAATTCCCATATACTATTGTTAATACAATTGTTTTGTTTTACACTTGTATTATAGTGGATTTAAAATTTCAATTTTAAAAAATAAAAAAATTGAAATGAAGCGCCAATATTTATCTACATGCATAAGTATTGTAATTATTATTTAACATGCAAACAAGAAACGGATTAACATACGGTGAACCCATCCACTTTTTACAAAAAGTGGAGCAAAAAACAGAATCCTTAGGTTTGGCTCCACCTTTCCCAAAGGTGGAATTAAAGGTGGAAGTGGATTTTGATGAAGCAAGTAGTGCATGGAAATTAAATAAAAAATCAATAGGAAATGGATGCTATAAATATGTATGTGTAAAAATAAAAAAGACAGGTACACAGTGCAAAAATGATAGCATTAAAAATTGTGAATACTGTAAATTCCATTCTTTACATTAAATAAAGTAAAGAATAATAAAAATTATTACATTTATTTTTTATTATTTTTCTATATTTTTTACCTTGATAAAAAGTGGATCTAAGATATAAAAACTCTAAAACTCAAAATGATTTTAATGAATATTTTTCGTTTTATCAATTCTTCTAGTTTTTTTGTGTTTTTTATGTTTTTTGCGTTTTTTATGTTTTTTATGTTTTTTACATGTTTTTGGTTTCATTCCTCCCATTACATTACAATTTCCTTGCTTAGTGTCATCACTACAAGATTGAAGTTTTGGAAATGGAACAATAAAATCTGTAATTTCTTTATCAAAATTAACAAAATTACCTTCTCTTTCATAAGCTTTAATGGTTCCGTTTGTTATTCTTGTTTGAAGTACTTCCGTTGATTTTTTAAGTTTATTGAATGTATTTAATAAAACATAATCGGTTTTAGGAAAATTGTCAAACCATTGCATTTGATAATAATTTGGCTGACTATAAACAAAGATAGCTTGGTTTTTTTGTTTATCTATATCAGCAATCGTCTTTAAAATAGTAAAAACAAGCCTTTTTTTTATATCATCATCATCATCATTACGAAATAAAAAATCAAAAAATTCATCTTTCTTACGTCTCATATATTTTTTTTCAGTACGATCTAAATATTCATCATCATCATCATTCATTATATTTGAAGCTCTACCAAAATCAATTAATACACATTCAATGTTATTAACTGACGTTAAAAATATTAAAGCATTTTTCATATGTAAATCAAAGTGAATCACACCAATATCTATTAATAACCTAGATACTTGAGCGGCAACACAAATTTCTGCTCTAGTTTTAATTTCTTGATTCAATGTTAAACCATAAAAATCCGAACCATTTGGTCTTTTCATAAAATCAGAAAATGTTGTAGACTTTTCAACTTTGGGCATTACAATAATGCCAATTTCACTTTCTATATTAGTATTTATGTAACTGAATAAATAATCAAAAACATTTTTTGTATTTTTATCACCGATTGTTTTACCTTGTAAAAATTGTAATAAACTTTTCGCATTATCATTGTCAAACAAAGAAAAATTAGCAACAGGTGGACATATTTCTTCTCTTCCGCCACTAATAGACGTTTTCCAAATCCTTTGTTGTAATTTAGCTTCTTCAAAATAACTATCTTGTGATTCAGATGCTTTTTCTACTCCATTATAAACTGGTAATTTTTCATTATCGTAAGGTGTTATAATAGCAAATTTTAATATAAAACTAGTTACTGGTTTTGTAAATTGAGTTCCATTTAATGTTAAATATTCAGAATCTGCCTCATTTACTTCTAATGTAATCATAAAACCTTTTAATGAGTTATAAGTAAATAATTTTAATCTTCCACTGTTACTATTTATCATATCATAAACTGCGTTAAATCCTATTTTACTAGGATTTTTTAACTTTAAACCACCCTTTTGTATTTTCATATATATAATTTATATTATATATATGAAAATGCAAAAGAATTATACTAAAAATTGTTAGATCTGTTGTTCCACTTTTTTACGACTTTTTTCTTATTTTACTTGATGAAGTGATGTTTCATGTATCTTTGAAGACTGAAATAAGTTAATTCGTCATCCTCTTTCAATCTAAGAAGATTATTAAGCTTTTCGTCGGGATTGATTTTACGACTGTTGTCCTTATCTTGAAGACCGTTAGCTTCAATATATGCATTGAGTTCATGACTTACATCAACACGAGTCATTTCACTTCCAAAAGGTTTACCTAAAAATATAGCAAGTTCATCGCTGATAAGGGTTGGTTTTACGAATCCACTAGGTACTCTATCAGGTGGTGGTGGTGGTGGTGTGTAACCATCAAGGTCTCCGCATGCCCTAATATATTCGTGTTCATCGTCAGTTAAAAATTTTGGTCTGTAGTTATAGAGAAAAATGTTATCAAAATACATTTTTTCTTCAAATGGTACACTATTATCCTTACAATATTTTAACAAATCATCCTTACTGTTTAACATATATTTATCTTTACGTAAATTAAATAAAAAGAAACCATTTACAATTAAATCTACAATGTGTTCAGCTTGTGGCATACCGAATATATACATAGCTTGATATTGAACAAATTCACGAATAGCATCTCTTGCTGACATCTCTTCTTCAACAATAATAGGGGTTGAATGTTCAACATCATCAATAGCGTAGGTTGTAGATTTGACTTTCATATTGTTCGCGTTATATAATACTATATAGATATATAATAGTCTATCTTTAAGTTGTTTTACAGAGATAAAATAATTTGTTACGTTATATGGTAACAAATTATTTTAATAATTTCAAATATACAACAGCATACTTTGAAAGTTTTGCACAATTTTTATGAAAGGTTGCGCCAAATATTTGGTTCCACCTTTTCTAAAGGTGGAATTAGCCCAATTCGCAAATAGTCATTCTTAAATTCGTTAATAAAAAATGTTTCATTTTTTGATTTATTACTGCATTATTTTTCTTTTTTTTCAATTGTTCTAGAAAAAGCTTGGTATTATCAACGTTTTCCAACATACTAGCACTTTTATAATTTTTTTCAATAAATTCACAAAATTTTTTCTGATTTGTAATTGTTTTTTTAAATGCAATTAATGATAAATTATTTTTATTACACCACAATAAAAATGAGGAGTAATTATTCATCATTATCGTTTTAATAACATAATAAGCCAAAACATTTGTTTTTTCTTTGTATAGTGTTTCTCTCAATAATCTACTTTCAGTTCTGTTTAAATATAAATCTTCGTAAGATAACCCCATAAAATCAAGAACTTTTACTAACTGAAAAAAACTAAAACACCTTTCAAAATTAATAAAAAATTCAGCATTTGAGAGAAACTCTTTTTCATTATTGCTACTACCATTATCTCTATCTTTTTCTTTCAATGAGTAAAAACTGCAAAATAAAGCATTTATAATTTCAGCCCAAAATTCAGTATAAGCTTCATATGAATTGACAAATGATTTCACTTTAAAAATATTTAATAAATAATTATGACAATTATCGTTATTCATATCAGAAAAATCTAGACCAAAATTATGAAAAGTTTCATGTATAAAAACCTTAAACCATTCTTCGCGCCTAAAAATTACTATTTCAGAATCTTTTGGACATGTTGTTGTAAAAGCGGTATTTACATGTTTTTCGTCCAAAATTTGAATATTTGATTCCGGTAATTTTTTTTCCAAACTAGTAAAATAAAAATAAATCATTAGTGAATTAGCACATTGCTTTGATGAATATAAATTCAAAATATACAACCACATGATAATAGAATCAACGTACTTATTGTATGTTTTAATTTTTAATTCAATATTTGGGTCTTCAACTACAAAAATAACCTTACAACTTCGTCCCAAGAGTGAAAAAGAATAGGAAATTTCCGAAAAACTCAACTCATCTATATGTTCCCTTATAACTTGCGGAAAACTACGATAGTTAAAATTTTTGGGTTTTGTTATCTCTAAAGGATTTTGAATTTTTCTAATTTCATATTCATATGAGTGATTCTTTTTTGTAGAGTGTAAATATTTATATGAATTTAAAATATCGTAATATATTTTAAGTAAAATGTTGTTTGTAACAGGTGTATTTTTAATGTGATGTATATATTTATTGTTAGTAAAAAAAGAGAGAAATTGTTTACTTTTATTTGTTAATTTCATTATTATAAATAAATATATAGTTATATACTTATAATAAAACTATTTTATATATTTTTTACATTTTATAAATCATTTCTTCTTATTTTATCGCGAATAATCATCAAATCATCTAAAACTTCAGGAGGTGACCCTTTCTTATAATGAGTTAATTTTGCATCCTTAGTAGCTAATAACAAATTTTTTAAATCTTCGTTTTGTGTAAATTTCGCATATTGAGCATTATATAATTCTTGATTACTTCGTTTACCAAAAAAATCAGGGTCTATTGATACTTCAACAGGTCTTAGTAGTTCACCTTTTAGTTTTCCGCTTTTACTACCTGCAGCCTTAGCCATGTCAGGATTTTTAGACAATTCTGTTCCCGAATCCAAAGAAAAACTCAAATAAAACTCTGGATGCATTTTTTTAAATTTTGAGCCTTGGTAATAATGCTCTACGGTTGCCCATTTATGATTGTCTAAAGTAAATGATTTTACCCAAAAATCGTCCAATTTTTTTCTCCATTGAGGAATTGTTGCTAAATTAGAAAAATCTTTTATTTTATCTCCAGGTATTTTTTCACCAGAACCTTTACCTGGTAAAGGTTTATCATTGGATTTTGTATAGAATACAAAAACTGTATTGTCATCATACATTCCTCTTAATTTTGCTTCAGATAATTCTTGAAAATCATGAGTACCTTCTTGGATAATATTTTTTTGTAGAGTAGCTTTGAATTTTTGGAAATCAGGAATAAGTGAAAAAGTCCCTGCATTTTTTTCAAGACACTTGTCTACTATTAATTTTTTGATATCATAAGGTATTTCTTGAAATTTGAATATAGATTTTTTCTTATAACCAATCAATTTATAATGTGAACCAGTGTAGTCAAGTACAATATAAAATTCAGGGTAAAAAATACCTTTGTTTTCCAAATATTCATCATTTAATTGACCACATTGTAATACATTCTTTATATCTTCTGATTTGTATGCTTCACTTGATAAAATCACAAATTTTATATTCAATATTCTTTCTAATGTTGAAATTGCCCATGTTTCTGCCCAAAATTCACAAGTTCTTATTTTCTTTTTAAATTTATCCAATGTATCTATTCCTTTCATGAATTTAAATTCCCCCATAATTTGTGCACTAATTTTTTTATCACCAATCATTTTATCATGAACTTCTTTCACTTTTTTAGCCTCTTCTGAAAAAAATTTTTTTTCATTACGGTCCAAAGTATTGTTGAATCTCTCTCTTATTTTGGTGTATTCTATTGCTAATTCTTTAATTTTATTTGTTTCTTCAATAATATTTTGATTGTACATATCATATTGTTCTTTGTAATTCATAAAAATTTTATCATTGGCTTCATCAGATAATTTTTTTCTCAATTTATTTACAGATGTTTGTTGTGCTATGCTTGAAAAAGCATCTCTTATTGTAGCAAATAAACAGTCTCCACCACCTTCGTTATCAGTAATTGAATAATAATTATTTTCCATAAATTTTTGAATCCAATTTTCAGAAGATTCCGGTTTATATTTTTCTCTTATATTTATTGCTTTTTTTAAATTCTCTTCTGCTAATAAAGGAGGTAGAGGAATTCCTTTTGTTAAAATAAAAATATCTTCTCTCTCTTTTGGGATTTCATATGTTTCTATCTTCAATTCTTCTTGTTTTTCACGTTTTTTGTTACCAAATTCTTGATCATCCATTTCTTCACTTTCAACAATTTCACCCTCTTCTTTGTCTATACCATCCTTTCTTATTAAAGGAACTTCTGGAACCATTCGCAAAGTTTCCAACATATCCTTTGTAACAAATTTATAAATTAACGGTTCATCTAATTTTTCAACATCTAAATTATTAAAATCGTCCAAATAATTTATATAATTACTTGCTTCTATTTCGTATAGGCCAATTTGAATAACCTTATTATTATATTTTACTAAATAAATAGGAAAATAGAAAATATTTGCTTCTTCAAAAGTATTTTTAACATTTCCTACAGCAATAATAACGTCAACATCTTTAATTTCTATTTGGTATAGGCTAGCTTCCGTTTTTAAATCACCTGAATCTACACTTTTTAATTCGGGATAACTGACATCGCTATTTATTTTTGATAATACCATTCTGTATAAATATATTTATAAATATATTTATATTTATATTTTAGTTATTTATTTACATTTGACACAAAAATCACACAAATAAAATTAGTTAAAATAAGACTAAATAAACACTATACAAATATTATAATTATGATTAATATTATATCTACATTTTATATTTCAAAGTATTCTTCTGAATTAGATAATTTAAGAACAAATGAATTAGAAATCGCTTTTTTGAATAATTTATCATGTAATTTTATAGAAAAGATACATTTATTCGTAGATGATAATGACAGTTTAGATAGATTAAAAGAATTATCAAATAAATCAGACAAAGTAGTTATTATTGAAGTCGGAAAACAACCAAAATATACTGATTTTTTTAGATACATAATTGATAATTTAAAAAACAAACTTTGTATGCTTACAAATTCGGATATATATTTATTAGAATGTGAAGAAAATCTTATAAATAGATTAAAAGAAGAAAAGTTTGTTTATGCTTTAACTAGATATGAATATGATATGTCAAAACCACTTATTGATTATTATTGCGGATCACATGATTGTTATATTTTTAATTCAAAATTCATTAATGAATATATTATTAGTGACAATTTTGATAATATTGATTTTTTTCAATATAATCCTGGTATTGAAACACGTATATTGAAAACATTTTATGACGAAGGATTTAAACTACTAAATCCTTGCAAGCAAATTAAAATTGTTCATTTACATAAAACTCAATTAAGAAATGAACGTGAATGGGTAGGATTACATAAACCTTTTGATTGGGAACATCATTGCAATTCATCTTGGTGGGTTCCACCAACTTATTTATAAATTAATTATCTACATCTCAATTAAATCCATGAATTTAAAGATAGATTTATTACTCAAACTTAGATAATTTTTAGATTTGCTATGTGCTAATTTTTCAATTATTTCAGTAATAGTCATACCATCAATTAATTCATATTCAACTTCTCCATTAAATAATTCTTTTTTGTATAAAATAGCAATATTTTCTGTAATTTCATCTACTTCATTTTTTTTATTATCTTGATTTATGTAAACGTAAATTTTAGTCATTAGATTTCTTATAATAGTGATAATTTTATCTTTTGAAATTATATTGTTATTCATTAAATTTACGAAAAATGCAGCAAGTGATTTTCTTTTTTCATTATCCTTGTTTATTTTGCAAAATTTATTGTAATCAACATTTGGTTCAACATATTCAATATTTTCAAATAAATCCATAAAATTTTTAAAATTATTTTGAAAAATTTCCTCCATTATTTGGAATTTATTTATTAAATCTGAATATAAATCGGCATACATTTTTGAATAAAATCTATTAGTAGAAGCTATTTCAAAAATAATGGTTCCTAATTTTGTAATTTCATCATTATCAATGATTTCTTTCATCATATTTTCAATTATATCAACAATTTTATTTTTAACATCAATATAATTTTTATCAGACATTTTATTTAAATGTGAACGTACTAGATCTATTTGTGCATCCAGACCAACTTTTTGTTCAATTTTAGTTGTTTGAAATGTGCGCAATGTTTCCCAATCATCGTTATTTAATACTTCCATTGATTTATTACCACGTCTTTTTTTATTTGAAATATCTGATGTATTTTTAAAATGTTCATTACCCTTATCATTATGTAATAAATCATTCTTTAATGAGTTTACACGTTTTTGAAATATCGGAGTTTTTACATAATTTGGCGATCCTACTTCCAAAGCTAATTCGGAAATAATTTTTAATGTATCCTCTGGAAAATCAAACTTGAAACCGTTGAAAGTGATGTTATTAAAATCAACTAATGCATATTTTTTCATACTCATAGTCATAAATAATATAGAAAGATACTTATTATATTACATTAGTTATTACATTTATATCAATTTTTTAAAATAATTATAATATTTTAAAATTTACTTAAATAGAAAATATAATAATTATATATAATGTCTTTAGAAAATGACTTTAACAGGGTGAATGAGTTTAGTAACAAAGAAGAAGAAGAAATTTTTGATTCTTCATATGAAATAAATAATTGGGATGAGTTAGACAATGATCCCAATATATTAAGAGGTATTTATAGTTATGGTTTTGAAAGACCAAGTCCAATTCAAAAAAAAGCAATTCGTCCGATAATATTAGGTAAAGATGTTGTTGCTCAAGCACAATCGGGAACAGGAAAAACTGGTGCTTTTGGAATTGGAGCTTTATCTATTGTAAATGTTCTTGATAATTTTACACAAGTTTTAATTTTATCACCTACAAAAGAGTTAGCAAAACAAACTGCAAGTGTATTGGAACAAATTGGAAGTATGATGAATGGTTTAAGAATTCAAACGATTTATGGTGGTTCTCCTTATGAAGAATTCAATAATTTCAACGATAAGAATACCCCTCATATTATTTGTGGATGTCCTGGAAGAGTATATGATTTAATGAGAAGAGATAGAATAACATCAAAAAAGATTAAACTAGTTATTTTAGACGAAGCAGATGAAATGTTGTCAAGTGGTTTCAAAGAACAAGTATATAATATTTTTCAACATTTTAATAACGACATTCAAGTTGCTTTATTCAGTGCAACACTTCCAAATAGTATTTATCCAATTATAAATAAAATTATGCGCAATCCTGTAAAAATTTGTGTAAAAGCGGAACAATTAACTTTAGAAGGCATTTCTCAATATTATGTAGCAGTAGAAGATGACCGCCAAAAATATGAAACATTAAAACATATTTATCAATACGTTTCTGTATCACAATGTATTATTTATTGTAATAGTATAAAAAGAGTCTCTGATTTATATGATGCAATGAAAGAAGACAACTTTCCTGTTTGTCGCATACATAGCAATATGGATAGAAATGAAAGAGATGCCGCTTTTAAAGAATTCAAAAGTGGCAAATCGCGAGTTTTAATATCATCTAATGTAACTGCAAGAGGAATAGATATTCAACAAGTAAGTATTGTAATTAATTTTGACGTTCCAAAAGATATTCATACGTATTTACATAGAATAGGTAGAAGTGGTAGATGGGGAAGAAAAGGTGTAGGTATTAATTTCATTACAAGAAGAGATACTGGTAAAATTAAAGATATTGAAAGATATTATGCTTGTGAAATAAAAGAGATGCCTATTAATTTAGATTTTTTAGAGACGTTTTAGACCACTGAATAATAGGCTCTGTTATAGGCAAAACAATATTACTCCTAATATAATCAGTATAATAATTAAATAAATCAAAAAATGAAATCAGTATTATATAAATACCAACAGAGTAACAAACTTTCCTATCTAATTCAGTAAATTCTATTTTGCGTTTTCTGTAACTATTGAAACGATAAATCAAGAACATTGCTAATATTAGTTTCACTACGAAATTGAATTGAATAATAAATGTTGGTTTTAATTGAAAAAACCCAACTATAAATAATACAACAGTTAATTTGGTAATAAACGAAAAATATTGAAGAAATTTTACTTCAAAATTATAAAAATCTTTATTGTCTATTAGAATATCTCCCATTGTATATAATATATTTTATATATTATTGTAATATAAAATATACATTCGTAAAATATTTTTATTATATTTCTATTAAAAATATAATAAAAATCATGAGTATTAGCAAAATAGAGAATTTAAATAATCATTTTAAATTACCAATTCATTATAATGAAAATAAAACAACTATTAAAAACAATATTATTAATGATTTAGAGTTAGTGAGTACCGTTGACGCATCAAGTAATCCAATTTATAGTTATTATTTTAATGTTAATAGTAAGATGTTTCCATTATCGGAAAAAATAATTCATCAGATATCCGAATATTATACAACCGATATTGACTTTTTAAAAGACAATCAAACACTTCTAAAAACATTTAAACCTGTAAAACGTGTAGTATTTCAAGATGATAATATTAAATACAATAAAATAATTGACATGTGGAATGAAATTAAAAACGATACTGGGTTTAAAGAGAGATATTATTATATTGATTGGCCTATGTGGGAGTTTTTGAATAAGTCCCAACCCTTTTTACAATTTATGAGTTTTTACAACATGGCCTCGCCGGTAATTTCACTCTTTGTACCCATCATTATTCTCATTATTCCATTTTTTATTATTCGGTTGAAAGGGTTAACTTTGACTATGCAAGAATATATTGACATTTTAAAAGTTGTCATTTCTCAACACGCTATAGGTAAATTGTTTACACATTTTGGTTCAGTTTCATTTCAAGAAAAAATTTATCTCGTTGTATCAGCAGGATTTTATGTATTTTCTATTTATCAAAATATACTAGTTTGTTATAGATTTAATGATAATATGAAAAAAATTCACAAGTATTTTGATGAATTTAAACATTACTTGAATCATAGTATTGAATCAATGAAAAATTATAAAAAATATAGCGAAATTTTAATAAATCATAGTCATGTTGAATTCAATAAGACATTAAATGACAAAATTGTATTATTAAATGATCTAAAGTATAAATTAGACACAATTAGTGCATTTAAATACGATATTAAAAAAATAGGAGAGATTGGTAATATTTTAAAAACTTTTTATGAGATTTATGATGACAAAGATTACGAAGATGCAATGCTATATTCTTTTGGATTTAACGGTTATATTGATTGTATTGTTGGGTTGCAAGAAAATATTAAAGAAGGTAAAATAAATTTCGCTCAATTTACAAACAACGATGACACAAAATCTAAAAAGAGTTATAAGGATAAAAAGAGTAAAAATAATAACATCTTTAAAAATAGTTATTATGCTTGTTTAAAAGATAAAAAACATGTAAAAAATACAATTAATTTAAATAAAAACATTATAATATCAGGTCCAAATGCATCAGGAAAAACTACCATAATTAAATCAACATTAATAAATATTATTGTTTCGCAGCAATTTGGATGTGGTTTCTATGATTCTGCATTATTGAAACCATATGACAATATTCATTGCTATTTGAATATTCCTGATACGTCTGGACGGGATAGTCTTTTTCAAGCAGAAGCACGTAGATGCAAAGAAATAATTGATATTATTGATGAAGATTTAAAACGTATTGAGACTCATTTTTGCGCATTTGATGAATTATATTCAGGAACAAATCCTGAAGAAGCTACTATAAGTGCTATTGCATTTATGAAGTATATTATTAAAAATAAAAATGTCAATTCTATATTGACGACACACTTTATAGATGTATGTAAGAATTTGGATAAACATAAAATGATTGAAAATCATTATATGGAAACAAATAAAAATGGGCACAAATTAGAATATTTATATGAAATGAAAAAGGGAATATCAAAGGTAAAAGGTGGTATCAATGTTCTTTATGAAATGAATTATCCTAGTGAGATAATAGAAAATACTATTTGTCAATAGAATTCGTTAATAAAATAAATAATAAAATATCTGTGAATAGTAATAATGTCATTTTTATCCGATATTTTTAACCCTACATTACTAATATTTCTTGGAATCACGTTACTAATAATTGCTCTACTAATTGTTTATTTTGAAGGTAAAATGAGAGAACAAAATCATAAAATTTCTTCTATGTTAAGTCTTGTTTCATCTTTAGCAGAAGAGACAAATATGATTAAATTTCACTTAAATCATGTAAATATGAATGTTTATCAGGCGCAAAATAATTCATTAAATAATAGTATTCCATTTACACAAGGAATTAATTTAGAAGAAAAACTAATTCACGTATCTGATGACGAAGATGATGAAGATGATGAAGATGATGACGAAGAAGATGATGACGAAGAAGATGATGAAGATAATGATGAAGATGATGAAGATGACGAAGAAGATGATGAAGATGACGAAGAAGATGATGATGATGATGATGATGATGATGACGAAGTTATTAGTAAAAATTTTACTTTAAATGAATTAAATGAAAATGATATCAAAGTATTAAATTTAGAAAACTTAAATAACAATTTTGACGACATTGATGATGTCGCTGACACCGACGATGATGAAGACAATAACGATTTAGAAGATATTGATTTTAATCAATTATCTGACAATGAAAATGATGATGAAAAAATGCAAGATAATATAAGAAATGATTTAAAATCAATAAATATTTCAAATTTAGAAGAACAAGTAGAAAAAAAAAATAAAAATATAGAAGTTATTGATTATAAAAAATTATCATTGAACAAATTGAAATCTATTGTTTTAGAAAAAGGACTAGTTACTGATTCTTCAAAATTAAAGAAACATGAATTATTAAAATTATTACTCAATGATGAATAAATTACAGATTATATCTTATAATAATATACTTATATTATATATTATAAGATTATATGTCCTGGGCAGTTTGTTATTCAGGTTCCAATAATGTTCATTTTAATTTTCCTCCAATAATGTCTGATGGTCGCAATTATGCATCATGGCAGCCTGATGCAGTAATTAATAAACGTATACAACAACAAGAAAATATTCAATCTAATTGGTCATATCGTCAATATTTACAACAAAATGGTTTGCAGATAATGAAATATAATTCAATGGAAGCTTGTTATGATTTAGGGTTAGATCCTCATACAGAAACTAATACAACCCCTTCCACTAATGTTCCTCATACATTTAGAAATATATATGACACGAATACCCCTGGATATGGGTATTCCAATAGTGATTTAAAAAACCCTTATTTGTCTAGAGAACAATTAAATGCAAGAATGATTGCACCTGTTATCAACCCGTCACATTATCAAAATCCACTACCAAACCCTTAAAATCCTAACAATTTAAATCATAATAAATACATAAAGAATATATCTAATTCTTTATGTATATGTGTAGTCGTATTCTATCCATAGATGTTGGTATAAAAAATTTAGCATTTTGTCTTTTTGAAAAACATGCAAGCTCAAATCATTTCAATATTGCAAAATGGGATATTATTAATTTATCACAAGAAGATGAAATATTAAATTGTCAATGCCTTGAAAAAAATGGTACTAAATGTAATAAACCTGCAAAATACACACTGAATGATACATATTTTTGTTTGAAACATTCAAAAAAACAAGATTATCAAATACCAACAAATGAACTAAGACCAAGTTTTATTAATAAACAAAAAATTCAAAAACTTATTGAAATTGCGGATAAATATAATATTCATTATGAAAAACCAATTAAGAAAAATGATTTATTGTTTAAAATAAATGAATATATAAGTAATAAATGTTTCAAAGAAATTGTATCAACAAATGCATCTCAAATAGATTTGATAACAATTGGTAGAAATATAAAAAACAAATTCAATAAAATTTTTTCAATAGAAGATAAAATCAATTATGTTTTAATTGAAAATCAAATAAGTCCGATAGCCAATCGTATGAAAACAATACAGGGAATGATTGCACAATATTTTATTATGAACAATAACACTGAACACATTGAATTTGTTTCTTCAATCAATAAATTAAAACAACCAACAGAAAAAAAGAAAAATTATGAAAATATTGGGTTACAAGAAGTTGAAGATACAAAAACTAAAATTAATGATTACAAATCTAGGAAAAAACAAGGAATCTCAAAATGTTTAGAGATTTTAACAACAGATCATCGTTTTGACAACCAATTAACTTATTTTAATACGCATAAAAAAAAAGACGATTTGTCTGATTCTTTTTTACAAGGTTTATGGTTTATTAGCAATAAACAATTGTAATAAAAATGTAGATAAATTATTAAATAATATAATATTTAATTCGTATTACTTAAAATTAAATGTTCTTATTAAATCAATAATGAACGATATAATTGAAATTTCAGAGTTGAACTTGAATACAGAGAATGATTTTAAACAAACGAAACCAACTAATTTTGGCGGTGGTTTAGAATTTTTAATGAACGATAAAATTAAGGAGAGTAATAAAACTACAAGTGATATAGATTTAGATGACTTAAATAATTTAGAAAATGAATTAAATGAATTGGCCGACGATTTACCATCTCATAGTTTCAAATCAAAATCAGATATATTTTCTTCTAACTATGGTAATAGCAATAATAATTTTAATATAGACGATTCAAATAATTTTTCAGGAGGTGTTAGATTCAACGATGAACCAAGTATTGGTTTAGGTGCATCTGCAGCAGAAAATTTAGATGATGGAAAAACTTGGGATGGTTATGGTAAATTCAATAATGTACCTTTAAATCCTGATAAAAATGTATCATCTACTTCATCTGGACCCCAATTATCAAAAGAAGAGTTATTAAGAGAAAAATTCAAATATTTAAGAAAGTTGGAAGGGTTGGAAAAGAAAGGAGTTGAACTATCAAAGAAATACAACATGGAATCTTCTTTAGCAGAAATGATGGGGGAATATGAGACCATCATGGAAGAAAAAAGTAAACAAAATTCTGTAAAATTCCAAGGAAATATGTTAATGGCTGCTATTAACGGTATTGAATTTTTAAATAATCGTTTTGACCCTTTTGATATTAAATTGGATGGTTGGAGTGAGCAAGTAAATGAAAATATTAATGATTATGATGAAATATTTGCTGAATTATATGAAAAATACAAATCGCGAGCATCTATGGCTCCTGAATTGAAATTATTGTTTCAATTAGGTGGTAGTGCTATGATGGTTCATTTGACAAATACAATGTTTAAGAGTGCAATGCCTGGAATGGATGATATTTTACGTCAAAACCCTGATTTAATGCGTCAATTTCAAAATGCTGCTGTAAATTCTATGGCGCAAACCAGTCCAAATTTTTCGGGATTCATGTCAGGAGTGATGAACCCAGAAATACATATGGGTTCAGGAAATGGACCACCTCCACCAATGGCTACTCAAGGTCCAAATGCAGTTCCTCCTCCAATGGGTAGACCGGGCAACAATAATTTTGCAAATAGACCTGACTTAAATTTAGGTCGTAGTAATTTTGTAGACGATGGTATTAATATGAGGGAAAATTTTCAACGTGGCGGCGCCAGCACTTCTGGACCAGGATCTGTGGATTTTCAAGAGAAATCTAGAAGACAACCTAGAGCAGAAATGAAGGGACCAAGCGATATTTCAGACATATTGTCAGGATTAAAAACCAAGACAATCAATATTCAAGAACAATCAACACAGCAAAGTCAACCACAACCTATGATTAATAACAACAATAATACTAATGGAAATAGTACAATTAGTATTGAAGATTTAAAAGAATTACAATCACAATCAGATTTAAACATTCCCAAACGTAGTAGGAGGCGTCAAAAATCTGCTAGTAATACAGTAAGTCTGGATATTTAGAATATAATCAATTTTTTTCAATTCCTACTACTTTGGCTATTTTCTTAATGATTTTGGTATCTTTTTCATAATCATTATCTCCTTTACCACCCATGGCTTCATATACGATTGTGTTATATTGACTGTTTTTTTTTGAATCATATTCATCACAATCTGGGTATTTCTCTCTGAATGCCTTGAACAAGCAAATATTTTTATGAGCTATGGTACGAATTGCTTTACGCAATTTTTTATTCGCTTCATCTTCCTTTTCCCAAATATTATTTTCTTTTACATACATAACCTCTCTTTTTTGATCTGTGCAATGAACAGGTCGTTTCTCTACTTCTAACGCTTGTAAATTTTTGATGATTATATTGGATATTCCTTCAATATAACCAACCTTTCCTACATTTTCCAAGTCGGATACTTGCAATTTAACAGATTCTATAAAATCACTAATATTCATGGCGTCTTTACAAGTCTCATTTAAAAAAAGTTGTAAATTAAATGTTTTATTATGAGAGTTTATATTGTTGTTAATAGTATTATTATTAGTATTAGTTCCATTTTTTACGATTTCCATAAGTTCTTTATTTTGATTTATCAACATAAGTATTAATTTTTTATCAGTTATAATATCATCATCATCTTCATGATTATTATCATTATTATTAATTGAAGTTATTGCTTTACACTTTTGTTTATGTTTCCATAATCCTGACGATGTTTGAAATTCTTTATTACATTTTTCACATATACATAATTTATAACCGTGCTCTTTTTGCTCTTTTTGCTCTTTTTTTACTTCCATTTTGTTCCAATTTGCTTCCTCTAAATGTTTAGATGTCGTTAAATGTCTATCCCAGTTGAATTTTTTACAGCATACAAAGTGACATTTGTCACAATAGTATTCCGACGTGCTCGTTTTTGCTCCTTTTTTATTTCCTAAAGTTTCCATTTATTTCCATTGAGAAAAATATTTAAGTATTTATAAAAAAATTATCATAATAAAACCAAAATTATTATTTTTGTAACCGCATGCTAATTTTGCATTTCAGTCACAAATGTAGCATTTTACCAAAGTCTTTCGCCCCTTTTCATTTTTGGACATTTTTTTTGTCTATTTTTGAAAACCCAAAATACTTTTTGGATAAAATTTTTGTTAAATATATAATAAATATATCAAAGTACTTAAAGAAAATGTATTCACTTTGAAATATTATCAGCATAATGTCTAATTTTTAGTTTGAATATTTTTATACACAGCGTCATTGACGTCATTGTAATTAATTCCATTGTCGCTAAAATTTTTGTAATCTTTATCAAAAAATACAGGATATTTGTGGATATTGTTATCGTAACCATAATCTTTTCTATAATTTCCATAATATTTGTCAAAACTATAAGTATCAAAAGTTACAAACTGTTCTTTACCTGGTATAGATATATAACGAAGTATCATAAAACAAATAAAAAATAAAAAAATGCAAATAGTTAATTTCGTAAAATATTTCATAATATTTGAATATGTTTGTATATAATATTAGGAAATATAAAAATATATTTTATTATCTATAACTAGATCATTGAATAATATAGATATTCAGGATTTTCACTGTAATAACTATTATCGTAAACATAAATTGGATATGGATAATAATTATCAAAATAACCATAATTACCTCCATCACCGCCACCATAACCACCATATCCGTAACCTCCATAATATTTTCCTAAACCGTA